TGTCTGGTTAGATACACCTTCCCATCTATTATCACATATCTCTTCTGGAGTAATAGAATAACTGGATTTACTGTTGGAGTATAGATAGTAGTTGAAGAGATTTAATGCTCAGATGTATGTTGGAGTATAGATAGTAGTTGAGGAGATTTAATGCTCAAATGTATGTTGGAGTATAGATAGTAGTTGAGGAGATTTAATGCTCAGATGTAGTAAGTTGTAGGCTTTAGGTAGTCAATCTTATTGCATTAGAGCTTGTATTAGAGTGCATAAAGAATAGTGTCTCAAATGTCCTTTCTTTATTCTTTCTTTCTATTCTTTATGAATAGTACATCTTATTGTTTAATTGAGCACTAATTATGCTTATAATATACCCATAGTGTACACACCAATGGGCTAATTTAGGCAATCAAATGTGAATAATAGTAGCATTTGACAGGACACATGCCATTAAAATGTGTAAGGTAGTTATTGTGAAGGTCACTGGTTCAAATCCAGTATGTGCTTCAAGTATTAACAAATTAACTTATAAACACATGAAAAAGATATTAATAGTAATTCTATGTACACTAATCACAGTGTGCATAATATCCTGTGATAAGGAGTATCCACTTGGTCAAGAGAAAGATTTAATAATAGTAATAGACAAAGATACAGTAAATACTCATGGCTAAGAAATTTAAAAGAGAGAATTGTGACTCTACATTGAGAGCTACAGTTACAGACCAATTGGGTAGAACAATTTCACTGTTTGGAACACATGCTTTTGAATGGTCAATAGTAATTGCATCAGACAATAGTATCACTATGCAGACCTTCAAGAAAGGTGATATTGCAAGAAGAGAGTTCAATAAATACAAAAGAAAAAGATAATGGAAGACATGGCAAATACTGAGAATGTAATGACTGTAATATTAGTCATTGCATTCTTTGCATGGTTATTCATGAGAGACCAGAAAGGGGCAGGAGAATGAAGACATTTAAACTAATTATCAAGGGTGTGTTACTGTATGTAACCACTCTTGTCACCTTATTATATATGATGGGTATTGATAGTATTTATGACAATGGATATTTTATTCATGGTCTTATACTTGTATTAATACTTGTTGGAGTGTGTTATAAAACTATTAACAAAGAGGAGCTTGAGATACTTACATTAAGTAGGTATTTCAATCACCTTGATGATAAATTCAATTAAATTATAATCAAATGGTACGAACAATTTATGTAGTTTTTACAAACCAAAAGTTAAGTAATTCAGAGCTTCGAGGTATGAAACAATATATGTTTCTGTGTCCTTATGACATAATCCAAGCTGGTGATATGATTGAAGACAACAGATATTCTACTCTTATGCAAGTAGTGAGTTGGAATAGATGTACAGCTCAAGTGCAGAATGGCATCACTCTCAAGGTCATTGAACCCTCAAGGTTGAATGGTGCTGCAATAGTAAGAGTAAATTATTCAGAAGCAGAACAAAAAGTATTGTTTTATATAAGGTTAATTAAGGAGTAGCTCATGTTGTGAAACACAGCTACTCAAACTGCCCTCATAGTTCAGTGGATAGAACAAGAGTTTCCTAAACTTTAGACAGAAGTTCGAGTCTTCTTGGGGGTACAATTGTAAATGGTTTTGAAAGGGTCTGCAATACAATAAATACAGAACCCAATTGCTAATAGGTAAGCTATAAAGGGTGTTATGGGCTGTCAGACATTTCTACCTTGTAAATCACATAGAAATGCTCAAGAAGGAAATTATAATAAACTATTATATGGAAGATTTTGAATATTATGGATTAGTTCTTACCTCAGAGAGTAAGAATAAACTTGCCAGATGGCTGTATCTTCATGGTTATTCTCCTAGAAGATTTTTGGAAATATAGACAGGATGAATCATGGTTGACTGATTGGGAAATAGTAAAGTAATTAAGGCTATAGAGACTATTAAATAAGTGTTGAACTAAAAAAAAAACATGACTCAGTTTGTATTTGAATTTGTCCTTGTGGGCTTAGTAGGAGGATTATTAGGAATCTTCTACAGAAATTGTTTAAAGGTGGAAGATATGATATTTTACTGGTGGTATGTAATACTCAAGAAATGGGTAAAGAAGTCAGAGATGTATTGTGATATAGATGGGTGTCATACACCTAATATATGGCATAGATTCTTAGGTTTCATTGCTTATCCTCTTGGTTTCTGTATCTATTGTAGTACTACATGGATAACATTCTTCTTATGTGCATTATGGTTATTTAATTGGGAATCATTGCCTGATTGGAACCTAATAGTAATAGGAGTACTGGCTGCAACAGGTGTACAACATCTTATAGTATGCTGTGCTTGCAGATTCCTAATTTATAAACACCCAGACTTAGATGTCTGATAAAATAAAAAGAATGTTAAAGTATGAAACCTTTGACATATCTTTGCAGTGTCAATTAAATAAAGAAACAATTCTATGGGAAAGTTAAATCCATTAGTGAAATCAACTTCAAAGTTGGATACAGAAAGACTGGCTGGTGGTTCAGGTGCATTGGCAGCTAAACAGAGTAATGTAGCATTATTGAGAAGGGCTGTATTAGCTAATCTTCTCTGGGAAGATGTTGCATATATGGATGGTCTCAAGGTGGCAGAAGAAATAAAGAGGTTAATACCTTTGTGCCCTGCCATTGATGTGTATAATATTGCTCTTGAAGCAAGATTAATGCAGAAGCTAAGACATACACCTCTGTTTATAGCAGTGGAAATGTGTAAATATCCTGAACATAAGCTATTTGTAGCTGACTTGTTGCCTAAGATTATTACAAGGGCTGATATGCTTACAGATTTCTTGGCATTATATTGGAAGGATGGTAAAAAGCCTATCTGTAACCAAGCTAAGAAAGGGTTGAGTGCTGCCTTTCATAATTTCAATGAGTATAAGTTGGCTAAATATGACAGGGATGCAGCTATTAAGCTAAGAGATGTCATGTTCTTATGCAGACCTAAGCCAAACAATGATTATGAGACCAAGTTATTCAAGAAAGTAGCTGACAGAACTCTTACACCACCTGAAACATGGGAAGTGTTATTATCTGCTGGTGAAGACAGGAAAGAAACTTGGACTAAGTTAATCTTTGGGAATAAGATTGGTGGTCTGGCTATGTTGAGAAACATAAATAACATGAAGAAAGCAGATGTTGATAGGAGAGTTATTGTTGAAGGATTGACAAAACTTAAATCATCAATGTTATTGCCTCTTGACTTCTTGAAAGCTGAAAGAATGAACCCTGAGTTCAGTAGGGATATTGAAGATGCTATGTTGGAATCATATAAGAATCTACCTAAACTTCCGGGTAAAACCTTGTTTATAGTAGATGTTAGTGGTTCTATGGGTAATCTTACTTCTGCTCAATCACAATTCAATAGAATGGACCAAGCATGTGCAATGGCTATGTTAGCTATTAATCAGTGTGAGGACTATGAACTTGTGGCTACAGCAGGTAGTGACCTTGCAAGAAAACAAGCATCTGAACATATTAAATATCCTCAAAAGGGATTTGGTGTATTCAAACAAATCATGGACACAAGAAATAATATTGGTGGTGGAGGTATATTCACTAAACAATGTTTAGACTGGTGTAAAGCTAAGTTTAAAGATGTCCACTTTGATAGAATTATCATTTTCTCAGATTCACAGGATATAGACCACATGTATAATAAGTCTATCCTTCCTGAGCCTTTTGGTACTTACAATTACATTTGTGATGTATCAGCCAACACAAGGGGAGTGAATTATAGAGGTAGATGGACTGCTGAAGTGAGTGGCTGGAGTGAACACTTTATCACTTACATAGCTGCACTTGAAGGATTACAAAATTCATTTGAGGAACAGTAAAATATAATGTTGTATAGTGTATAATAGACTTACTTCAAACTAATAGGAATCAGTTTACCAAAAAATAGTCTGTTAGTTGTTCTTACAACATTAACTTACAAAGATTAGTGATATACAACACTTACTTCAATATTATACATAAAATTAAAAGTAAATTAAAGTAAGAAAGGAGTAGATTTTTAAATCAACTTATGTCCTTAGGGGCAACAATTTCAAAGGTGTTGTAGAATATTCTATCTTTTAAAGGCTATCAGTTTAAGTACTGGTAGCCTTTTCTATTTATGCACATTCTTATGTGAAGTCAATATAGTTTATTAACAAAAAAAACAATGGGACAAAAAAAAAGCAGTGGAGCTGAGAGCTTCGCAGAAAGCATGAGAGAAAAATTAGGTCTTAACAAACCATTACCTCAAGAAGTATTAGATGAATTGAGAGAGGGAGTAAAAGACCTTGGTACAAAAACAGGTGATACAGATGCAGAAGATGCTCTGAATAATTGCCTGATTGAACTGGACAGATTAAAAGACCCTCAAAGTAAGGCTATTGTAATTACATACCTACTTGGTACTCTGCCTATGGACTTGCAGAAATTCATTGCGGAACAACAGCAAAAGATTGTAGTTGGTATTGCAGCTAAGAATATGGCAGGTGAAGGTCCAGAAGCCATGTTGGGTATGCTTCTTATGGGAGCTATACTGAGGGGTGAAGATTCAGATGAATAATGAAATCAAAGTGAGTCTCAGTGTCACATTACAAGGTAGTGTGATGCTGAGCCAAGAGCAGGCTAAAGCTCTTGAGAAAGAAAAAGAAGGCACAGGTTATGACACTTTCAATATGAGAGTAGAAGGTAAGAAGAGTGATGGTAAGAAAGATGTTCAAACCATTACTGTGAAGACCAGAAAGAATAAGCCTGCAAGTCAATCACTCAATCTCAGTATGGATGCTTATGACTACATGACAGGAAAAGAAGCTCCTTACTTTGTTAAAGCAAGAGATTGGGAGAGACTTACTAAGAAACAGAGGCTTGAAGCACATCTCAAAAGGATTGTAGAAGAGCTTGGTGGAGTAAGTTTCACCTATGCTGTACTTGATAATTAAATCATCTATAGTGTAGGTAGTATGTTATTTGTATCAATTATAGTAGGATTGTTTGGTATTATCTTACTAATAAGAACTTTTGTTAGATACCACCCTTATTTTGATTTAATCATGAGCTATGACAAGTACATACTATTGCTGTGGTATAATAAGGATGGTGGAAGAACTTACATAAAACTATTGGAAATATGAGTAAAGGGAGAGTTTTAACTAAGAAAAAGTGGGGGCATTGTGCCAGATATTGGAGGAAGTATAAATACAGAATCAAATTCCCAAGAGGGAAACTTAATTCATTTGAAGGAACTCATGCACCTATAGGCTATCCTCTCAAGTACTTATCATGGATGATGGAGTAGGAATAACTAAAAAAAAAGAAAATCATGATTTATGCAAGAGTATTACTTGCTGCATTTGTTGTTCTTGCTGTTATATACTATGTAATGGTGATAGGACAATTGTTTGGCAAGTGGAAAATAACAAACAGAGAAATCAAATTCTCACTTCTGTGTATTCCATTCTACTATTGGATGGTGTCTCAGGAAGAGAAGAAACAAATTAAAAAGAAAACTAACATTAAAAAGAAAAAAGATGGCAAATCAAAAACCAATTAACAAAGGGAAAATCCTTGGTATTATTATTGCTGTTGTTGCAGTTCTCATGATTGCAATGGCAGGGGCTTTATGGGAAGATGCAGACAAGTCAAAGAACTATGTATGTCAGATGCCTGTAACAGGTAATTATATAGTCTGGACTGATGGTGGATTGCAATGGCAGGGGCTTGGTACTGTAAGAAGTTATTCAAAGACTTCACAGATAGAATTTACAGGTCTTGAGAAGAATGAAGATGGTTATGTGGCAGCAGGAAGTAATCCAGCAGCAGCACTTACATTCAATGACAAAGGTAGAGGTTTCATTGTTGGTTCATTCAGGGTAGTAATGCCTAATGATGCCAAGAATATGGAGAAGATACAAACAGACTTTGGTTCTGAGGAAGCATTGATAGCTAACTTGGTTAAACCTACATTGTATAAAGTTGTAACTTCTTGTGGTCCCCTTATGTCTTCATTGGAATCAGTATCAGAGACAAGGACTGACCTTATTGCCTATATTACAGACCAGTTGAATAATGGTGTATATAAGACCAGAGTATTAAAGACTAAGGTTATTAATGACATCACTGGTGAAGAGGAAGTAAGAGCACAGTCTGAGATTATAGCTGATGGTAATTCTCCGGGTGGTTATAAAAGACAAGAGAACTCACCTTTCTCACAATATGGTGTAACTTGTGGTCTGGTTAGTATTGTAGATATTAAATATGATGCTGCAACTCAGTCACAGATTGATGCACAGAAGCAAGCTAACTTAGCAATTATCACTTCTAAGACTAAATCACTTGAAGCAGTTCAAAGAACTATTCAGATTACAGAGGATGGTAAGGCAACTGCTGAGAAAGCTAAGTGGGAACAAGAGAAAGAGAAAGCTGTAGCTGTAACCAAAGCACAACAGGAGTTTGAGGTAGCAGAACTTGAAGCTAAGAAAGCTAAACAAGTTGCTCTCAAAGTTCAAGCAGAAGGTGAAGCTAAGGCAGCAGCCAATAGAGCATTGGTTGCAGCAGGTTTAACTCCCGCAGAAAAAGCTGAATGGGACTATAAGACTGCTGTAGGTGTTGCAGAAGCATTAGCCAATTCTAAAGTACAATGGGTTCCATCAGTGATGTTTGGAGGAAATGGTTCTGGAAATAATGCTATGGATGCTGTGGGTCTTAAGATGCTCATGGACATAACAAAGTCTTTTGATAAGAAATAGTTATGGTTTGGTTGATTATTGGTGTAATCCTCACTATTATTATAGTGGGGATTCTCAAAGACACTCATGCAATCAGAAACTATGACAGAGACAGGGAAAATATTCTCCTTGATTTATCTCCTTCAAGAGTTTGAATGGCAATGTAAAACAAATGTTATGAAACAAAGGGTATATAATATCCTTATGCTCTTACTGATTGGTGGTCTATATGGTTTGTACTATATAGACTATCAAGAAGAGCACAAGGAACCTGACAAGGTGGATGTATTGAGATTGGAACAACCAGAGTTCTTACTATCAGAAGCTCCTGATGATTATCTTATGGAGGCTTTAGAGTATTATAATGTAAAACATAAGAACATTGTATATGCTCAGGCTATTCTTGAGACAGGTCATTTTAGGTCTAAGGTCTGCAAAGAGTACAATAATTTATTTGGACTCTATAATAGTTACAAAGGTGATTATTATAAGTTTGACCACTGGAGTGAGAGTGTGGTTGCCTATCTCAATTACATACAATATAGATACAAACCCCCGGATGATTACTATCAATTTTTGATTAAAATAGGTTATGCGGAAGACCCGCAATATATAGAAAAACTAAAGAATATAGTAAAGAGATATGGATAGAGAACAGGCTCAGGCTCAGGAAGAGATAATGAATATAAAGAGTAATTCTATACTCTGTGAGTTACCTACTTCCTTTGGTAAATCTAAGATAGGTATTGATTTGGGTTTAAGGGATAATCCCAGTAGCATACTTATAGTAATACCAAGATTAGTCTTGATAAATAACTGGAAAGAGGAGTTTATCAAATGGGGACTTGAACCTTGGCTTGAAAGAGTACAATTCAGTACTTATGTAGGGTTGAATAAACATGTAGAGGAAGAATGGGATTGTGTAATCTTTGATGAAGTACATCACATGTCAGAAAGATGTAGGGAATTTGTATCTACAATGGAGATACATCATTCTATCATGCTTTCAGCTACAGTAACCAGAGATATGAAGTGGGAACTTAGTCAGTTGTTTCCTGATTTTCAATGTTATACAGTGAAGATGAAGGAGGCTATAGACAATGAAATCCTTCCTGACCCAAGAGTGTTCCTTATCCCTCTTGAACTTGATAATACACATGCTGTACATACTATGATTGAACATCCTAAGGCTAAGATTGTCAAGGAATGTCTATATAAAGACAGATGGCAATACCTTAAGGATAAATCTATTCAAGTGCATATTAAGTGTACTGAATTACAGTATGTGATAGAGTTAGGAAGCAAAATAGAGTTCTGGAAGAGGCAATATATGAGAACAAGAAATGAAGGAGTAAAGACTAAATGGTTATTCCTTGCAGGTCAAAGGCTCAAATTCCTTTCACAATTAAAGAACCCTATTATCTTATCTCTTCTGGAGAAGCTGAAATCAGAGAGGGTACTTACATTCTGTAGCTCTATTGAGCAGACAGAAATATTAGGGGAAAACTGTATTAACAGTAAGAACAAAGAATCCTCTATGGTGCTTGACATGTTTAATCATAAGGAGTTAGACCATATTACAGCATGTAATATGCTGAATGAAGGTATGAACCTTGTAGATTGCAGAGTTGGTTTATATGCTAATCTAAACAGCAGTGATATTATCATCAAACAAAGATTGGGTAGAATACTCAGGCATAAAGACCCCATCATTATTATCCCATACTTTAGTGGTACAAGGGAAGAGGAGTTAGTTGAAAAGATGCTTGAGGACTATAATCCAGAGTTGGTTGTGAAAACAAATTTAAGTGAAATAAAAGTATGAGGAACAGAGTTAAAATTACTAAAGCAAACTACATTGTAAATCCTGAGAAGAAGGTAGTGGTTTGTGTTCTGGAGTGTGATATGCAATTGCTGATTGGATAGTAGTATGACAATCTCATTGAATGACAAGGTTATTAAGAAGAGTGGGGTTTCTCTTGGAGAGGTCTTACTTATGATAGCTATTCAAAACAATGTAGATTTCAATGCTGCTGAAAGTGAGTTGAAGAAAAAAGGACTTATTAGTACAAGTTATGATAGGGAAACACATCTTCCTGTAGGGTTATTTGTAACTTCTATGGGAAATAATGTGGTCAATAATATCATTCTTGACTCTGATAAGTCTGTGGGGTCTGATGACTTCAATCAAAGGATTGAGGCATTAGTACCTCAACTTCAATCCATTTATCCAGAAGGAAAGAACTTTAACAATCAGTATTGGAGAGGGAATAAAACTGACATTAAGAGGAAGTTACAGACTTTCTTCAAGAAGTATGGGAATGATTACACTGATGAACAAATTATCAATGCAACTCAAGCCTATGTTTCTGGCTTCAATGGAGAGTATAAGTTCATGAGATTACTTCAATATTTCATTTGGAAAGAAGAAGTGAAGGATGGTACTAAAGTGCCTATCTCAGAACTGGCTAACTACATTGAGAATGATGGTCAGGAAAGTGACCTCACTAATAATTGGACAACTACATTGGTTTAAGCTATGGAAGAGAAGGATTCATTTGATAGGGCACTGGAGAAGTTAATACTCCGAAGGCAGAGGATACTGGATGGCAAGATAAATTGTATTCCATTGTCTTTCCCAAGATTAAGAGTGTGGCTCCCCGGAATAGAGAAGAGAAGGTATAACATTATTACTGCAAATCAAAAGGTTGGTAAATCAAAACTTGCTGACTATATGCTTGTTTATGAACCCTTCTTCTATGCAATTGAGCACCCTGACCAACTAAGGTTGAAGATACTCTATTTTACCCTTGAAATGGGTAAGGAAGAAAAGTTCTATGAGTTCTTATGTCACCTGTTATATAGGCTTGATAAGATAAGGATAAGTCCAACTGACTTAAAGAGTACTTCTGCTGATAGACCAGTTCCTCAAGAGATATTAGACCTACTTGCATCTGAAAGATATGTAACATACATTCAGAAGTTCAAGGAGACTGTAATCTATATTGACTCTGAGAGAAATCCTACAGGAATCAACAAGTATTGTAGGAATTTTGCTTTGAGTAGAGGGAAGTTCCACTTCAAGAAGGTTATCATGAAGAATGAAGCTGGGCTTGAGGAGGAAAGGGATGTCATAGACTATTATGAACCAGATGATAAGGATGAATATGTAGAAGTAATCTTAGATAACTATTCAAATCTGATGTCAGAAAGTGTTATGAACAAAATGCAAACTATTGAGAAGATGAGTAAGTATTTCATCACTCAGAGAGACCAGTTTGATTTCAATATCACTGCAATCCAACATCAAGCTCAGGCTCAGGAAGGAATTGAGAATCAGAAGTTGAATAAGATGATGCCTTCATCAGATGGTCTTGCAGACTGTAAGACTACCACCAGAGATGCAAATCTGGTGCTTGGTTTGTATAGTCCATTTAAGTATGGTCTAAGGGAATATGAAGGTTATGATGTAACCAAATTCAAAAACAATATAAGGTTTATGCAGGTTATTGAGGATAGAGATAATGGAGCAGGAGGTCAAATATGTCCATTGTTCTTTGATGGAGCAGTGAGTACATTTACTGAGCTTCCACTACCCAATAATAAGCCTGAACTGGAAAGATGTCTTGAGTATATTGAGACAGTTGTAAGAAGGAGGACTAACTATACTTTCATGAATGTCTCTATAAGAAAAGCCAGAGTAAGAAAGTGGAAGATGAATTTGCATAGGTTAGTTAAATTGATTACCTTTGCAGACTAAAATTTTAAATAAGAAGAATGAAAGCATTGATTTTAGCTAAGTCAGGTTTTGGTAAATCAACCTCTATTGGAGAGATACCAGAACTTGGATTGAAAGGGTTAGACCCTAAAGTGACTTACTTGATAAGTTGTGTGAATAAACCTTTACCTTTTAGGGGTGGTGGAAGTAAGTACCAAGTTACTACTTTCAAGGAAATTGCTAAGGGTAACAGGATTATAACCAATGATGCAAAAGAAGTTGCACAAATCATTGAGGCATTATCCAGCCCACAATCTCCATTTGTTAATATAGTATTGGATGATATGAATTATATCAGTCAGGATTTCTATATGAAGAATGCAATGAAAGGTGGTTGGGATACTCCTAAACAGATTGGTTATGGCATGGGATTAATCTTTGATGCAATCAATCTTGTACCAGAGAATAAGAACATGATTTGTCTTGCTCACTATGAGGAGTATAAAGACAAGAATGGTGATAGTATCTCTTATAAATATAAGAGTACTGGTAACATGGTTGATTCCTATATTACTCCTGAGGGTAAGTTTGAAGTAGTTCTTTATGGTAAATCTTCTTTTGATTCTAAAGAGAAGAAATCCATCAGAGAATTTGTCACTAATGATGATGGAGTGTATCCTGCAAAGAGTCCTGTTGGTATGTTTCCTCTATATATTCCCAATGATTTGGGTCTTGTAGTTGAGAAGGCACAGGAATATTATGGGTAGGGATGAAGTAGTCAGGATTAGTAGGCTTGTAGCCTTTGGTGGACTGACTGAAATGGACATAAATATTCTATTGCAACAGGGAATAGGTCAGCCTTTCTTTATGGAGGCATTAGAATATTATGAGAAGAAATACACCATAAATAAACCGCAAAGTAAGCCCAATGAAATAGGGCAAAGACAAATAATTTTTATAAATTGAACACTATGAAAGAGTTAAGTAGATTTGAGTTGGCTATTGTTAAAAGAACAGCCCAGAACACTAAGGGTTTGAGAACCAAAAGGGACAAACTGGTAGAGAAGATTGAGAAAGCACAGGAAGAATTGAATGTAATCAATGAAGCCATTGAAGGCTTTGAGGCTCCTATCAAGACTATGACTGGTGGTTTCACTTCTGAGGAAGTTCTTGCTGGTATCATGGCAGTAGCAGAAGCAACAGAGGCAGCTCCAGAAGGAGAAGTTTCAGAAGAGGCTGTAGGAGAGGTGGAAGTACCTGCATCTGAGGCAGTTGCATTGGCAGAAGAGGTAGCACCTACTACAAGTCCATTTGGAGAAGTGGCAGAGGAAATGCCTTTCAAAGATTAATCATGTAAATCAGTAATTCAAGATGAAAAGTTTGAACAAAAGTTTTATGGCTGTTAAGGTAGGTAAAGAGTCAGTTGAAGGTAGCTTCAAGATGTACAAAGGTATGGCTGCATTCAATATTGTAGCTGTAAATCCTACTAAAGCAGAATTGGAAGCTCTCACAGGTAGAGAGATTGAGAATGACCCTGAGTATGTAGGTAAAACAGAAGAAGGGAAAGACCAAGTAAGAATAGTATTCTATGCAAAGACTGCCCCTGATGCTAAACTGAACAATGGCATTGAATTGCTTATTCCTATCAGCTTTATGCTGACTAAGGATTATAAAATTGGTCAGACAAGTGGTAAATGCCAGATTATTGATAAGTTTGGTAGAACTGCATGGGCTACAAAAGAGGAGTTACAGTCCAAGTCTATCCCACAATACACTTCTGGACCAGCCAATATCAGTGCTGATTATAGGGCTGCATTTCAAGGTGAGGAGTTCTTGATTGACTTCCTTATTCAATGGTTGAATATTCCGGGTCCTGCTGTATATAAGGACAAGGTTTGGGTGATGAAAGAGAATACTGAGGACAGTGAGGTTTCTCTTGATATGGCAGCTCTATTCAAGGGTGATGTAAAAGAGCTTAAAGAGCTTGTTACTCTTGCTGCTGCTTATACAGTTAAAGGTGCAGTAGGTATCAGAACTGTGGATAATGAGAATGGTACAAGACAGTATCAGGCTGTATTCACAAGGAAGTTTGCAAAGAATGCTGTAACAGATTACAGTAGGATTGATGCTGCAATCACTGAGTTTCAAAGTGCTGGAGGTGCTCCAAACACTGAGTTTTCCACTCAGCCTTTGCATGAAAATGTAGTGGAAGCTACTTCATTTGCTGCACCATCTGCTGATAATGACCCATTAGGAGCAGCAACAGCTCCTACAGCAACTCCTTGGGGTTAATAACATAAATATTTAGAGCTATGGCTATTAGTATTGGTAAACCTAATATCAGATTAGAAGAGATTTTATCAAAGGTATCAGAGTTAGATATTCTGAACCATTATTTTGGGGTAAGTAATGTCCCCTGTATTATATCAAGTCCATTAAGACCTGATAACCATCCATCCTTTGGTTTTTATAGCATAGATGGTCAGAAGATACATTGGACAGACTTGGCTACAAAAGATAAAGGAGGGACATTTGATTTATTAGGTAAATATTGGGGGGAGAGTTACAATGATGTGCTTGCACATGTTTGGGAGGACTTATCCAAGATTACTAAGACTAATGGCTATAGTGCATTAGGTAAACCTAAGATTGTCACTACTAAGGAATATACTTCCAATCTTGATTTACAATGTAAGATAAGAGAATGGAGAAAGTATGACCTTGAGTATTGGGAAAACTTTGGTATCACTTTAGAGTGGTTGAAGTATGCTGACATTTATCCTATATCCTATAAAATAATCATAAAAGGAGAGTCCAGAATGGTCTTTCCAGCAGATAAATATGCCTATGCTTATGTAGAATATAAGGAGGGAAAAGTCACTTTAAAGATATATCAGCCATTTAATCAGAAAGGATATAAGTGGTCCAATAGACATGATAGGTCAGTAATTAGTCTATGGACAAAAGTACCTGAATTTGGAGATAGAATATGTATCTGTTCCTCAATGAAAGATGCTTTATGTCTATGGGCAAACACTGGAATACCAGCTATAGCTATTCAAGGAGAGGGCTATAGTATCAGTGATACTGCTGTTAATGAACTCAAAAGAAGATACAAGGAAGTATTTATCTTATTGGATAATGATGAAGCTGGTCTCATAGATGGAGAGAAACTGTCTGCATCCACTGGGTTCACTAATTTAGTATTGCCACAATTTGATGGAGGTAAAGATGTCTCAGACCTCTATTATGTTTTAAGAGACAAAGAAAAATTCAGAGAAATTATTTTAAGCCTATTTAATAGGTAAAGTTTTATCACTAAAAAAAAAATCATGGAATTAAGAAAAGTAACCATCATCAACAACAAAACTCAGTCTCAAAAAGTTATTCAAGCATCTGCTGCAACTACACTGGGTGAGTTGAAAAGAGAAATGAGAGAAGCAGGTATTGAATATGAAGGAATGACATTCTTTGAAGGTCATTTGAGAGCAGAATTGAAAGATGATGCTTCTATCCTTCCTACCAACATTCCTTACAAAGGACAGGTAGTAAATGATTTGACATTCCTGCTGACTGCACCTGAAAAGAAAATCAAGTCTGGTGCTATGTCAAGGGCAGAAGCCTACAATGCAATCAAGGCAAGAGGCTTACAGGATGAGTGTGTAAAAAGGTTCGGAAAGAACTTCACCATGTGTAAAACTCAGGACTTGATTGACCTGTTGAGTGAAGGTTCTGCAACTGCTGCTCCTGTAAAGGAGGAGAAGAAAGAAGTTGTGAAAGAGAAAGCTGCAAAAGAAGTAAAAGAAACCAAAAAGGAAGAAGAAAAACCTGTGGTGACTGCAACTTCTGAGAGTAATGTTGCAGGTGCATTGGAAATCCTGCTGGAAGACCTCTATGGTAGTGATGCCATTGAAGAGGGTACTTATGACAGGGCTATGGCTGTATTGAAAGGTACAACCTATAAAGCACCTGAAAAAATGTCAAAGGCAGAAATCAACAGGATGTTTGACTTTGTTCATTAAGTAGAAACCTGATGAGGGAGGAGGCTGAATAAGCCTTCCCCCTCATTTTTTTTATCATGCAATGACCGAAGAAATAAAGAAACAAGTCCATGAACTACATGATAGTATCATGGAAAGACCAAATAAAATCCTACAGTTCTTTCAAGACTTCTTTGGTGAAGGGAGAGTGGATATGCAGGGTTTTCTTACTGAGGATGAATTATATACATATCTTAGTGCAAACCCCTTGGGAACATTCATGGAATGGAGTAATATAGTAGATTCTTCTGCTTACCAAAACATGAATAGAGAAGACCGAAACTTAGTAAATCTCTTTTGGACAGCAGAAGGTGCTAATAATGAAACTGTTGTAAGTGACTCTGCATTGGCTAAATATTTCTTGCCAATAATAAAAGAGAGGATTGCCAATACTATGTTCAATGACTTATTTATTATTATTAGTTTTCCTACAGTAAGGATTACAAATGAATATGATAAGTATGTAGATATTAAGGAGTTGTGGCTTAAAGTTCCTTTCAATTGGATGGGAAAAGGTAAGGGATATTTTGGAGTGAACAGGTCTAATTATCCATTAAACCAATTCAAACATGGATATATGCACAGTCATGTATCTTCTATTCCAAAAAGCAACTTTGAGAACTTCCAGACACCTTGTACTGGTAGAGGACCTATCAACTCTTCTCTTTCTACATTGGCTATAGGATATGATGAAGGGATATGGCAATTACTATGTCTTGAACTTGATAGATATACAAGGGTAGAATCTATTGATGGAGTTCCACACCACAGACTTGAGAATATTCCTGCACCAGAGATGGGAACTGCTAAAGATGGTTTCACTATGGATTCCTTGAGAGGGGCAGTACATTGGACCAGTATCTTTGGAAGAGAGCAATTCAAGCCATTCATTAAATACCTTCTGGAGACTAAGAAGATTAGGTTCAACTATAGTAATGGAAGTTATGGATTAGGAATGTCCTTTATTGATGCTGTAATCCTCATTAGTAATGAGTTTATTAACTGGTATAATATTGAATATAACAAACATACATTTGATATTAGTTATACTGACCTTGTTAGTGCAGGAGTTATTAATGAATGTATTATAACTAATGGTAAAGTGTATTTGCCAAGACCAGTTAGGAGAGGTAGTAGTGATGACTATCAGAGATATGTAGGGAAGAAGATTTGTACATTCAAAGGTAGGGAGATTACCTTAACTATTGATGGAGTACTATCCTCAGAGGAGGAGTCCCTTAACAGGACAAGGATATTGAATTTACAATATATTGAAGCTATTGTATGTAGCATGTTGAGAATATTAAATTATTGAAGCTATTGTATGTAGCATGTTGAGAATATTAAATTATGGGTATGGAAGACAAGAAAGAAGTGAAACCAGTACTGGAGTTAGTCCACAGACAAGATATATTTAAGATTGTCATACCAGTAGAGGTTGAGAAAAAGATAAGATTTTTATGCAAGAATATCTGGGATGTAGAATGGTCAGGTATCTTGTTCTATAAGGTGGAGGGAGCCTTTGAAGATAAATCCCTAACTATCAGATGTGTGGATTTGTTTCAAATGGACATTGGTACAAGTGCATATACTGAGTTCAATGTATCTCCTGATATGGCTACATATATGGTAGACCATCCTGAATTGTTGGAAGAGGGGATATATCAAGGATTAATCCATAGCCATAACAACATGGCTACTTTCTTTAGTGGTACTGATACAGCTACTCTAAGTGCAGAAGGTAATGATATGGCTCACTTTGTATCCTTGATTGTAAACAATGCAGGTAAATATACTGCTGGTATTACAAGAAAGTACAAATGTGTACAGACTGTATCTGAGAAATACACTTATCCTACTTGGAATGGTGAAGTAAGAGAGGGAGTAGAGACCTTTGATATTGAAGAAGAGAAACTTGAATGGTTCAATTTGGATATAGTATTTGAGAATGCAACTGATGATTTTGAGACTGAAATGATGGAAAGAATCAAGGAAATCAAAGAGTCTAAGAAGAAAGTTGTAACTCCTGTATATAAGGGTTATCCCCAGTATGGTAACTATGGAAAGAACATTGCCCCAACCAAGGAGGTGGGGAGTACATTTCCTATGGATAAAGATAAATACTATGGGGAAGAAGGAAGAGGCTGGTATAAAGCTAATGAAGCTAAGCAATTACCTGTTAAACAAGGTGAGCTTCCTTTTGAACAACCTGAGGAAGAGAATCTGGACATTCCTTATGGTGTTGTAACAGTAGATGCAGATATAGTCCAGTCTATTGTAAGGCAACTTGTTACATCAAGTATTATCATTCCAAATGAAAGTGCAGTTGATGTTAAGAAGTGGGCTAATTCTATGGAGAGTCTTTATAGAAAGAGATTTGGAACTGTCAAAGAGTTTGAATACTTTGCATCAAATTATGTAGATTTTCTTATTAATTATACCTATGATGGGGATGTCATGGCTGCAATTAATAAGGATGATTCTACTATGGCTGCATTGCTGGCTTATGATGTGAGGGAAGAATTGAATAAATTACCAAAGAATCCTTGGTTGAGTGTTTACATCAAATTAATGGATGATTATATTTATTGATTATGGAAGATGAAGTATTAGAAAGTGCTATAAACCAAATGGTTGATGAACATTTGGAAACTGTTCATTCAGAGGCTCCAGAAGAGGAAATAAGATATAGCTCTTTGAGTTACATTAATCATGCGGCTCACTTATTAGAAGGAGGTGAATGGGAAATTATTCATGAAGAGCAACATGCAAGTGGTGCTTATTTAGTGACTATTGGTGCAGTGAATGTAGAAACTCCTATGCCTACTGTAACTCTTGTAGTAAATTTGAATGGGTCTAATCTGTTGCATGATGCTCAGAATACTGAGGATGCTCCAGTAGAGATTGATGAAGAGGGAGAAGCACTACTTGAAGCTGTATTAGCTGCTGAGGAAGTAGTAATTCCACCTAATTCAGGAAGTTTGCTTGTAGATGAAGCTACAAGTAGATTTAGTGGAGCTATCTGGTATAGTGCCATTCAATCTAAGACTATTACCTTGGCTGGTGTAGGTGGTATAGGAAGTTATGTTGGTTTCCTACTTGCAAGGTTAAAGCCTGCTGGATTGTATTTGTATGACCCAGATATAGTTGAACAGGCTAATATGTCTGGTCAATTGTATGGTAATCATGACTTAGGACAAGGAAAAGTCTATGCTCTTAATAAGATGATGCAGGAGTATGCAAACTATTATAATACTGTTGCATATCCAGAAAGGTTTACTGAGGAAAGTGAAGCTACAGATATTATGATTTGTGGCTTTGATAACATGGAAGCAAGGAGACTATTCTTTAACAAATGGACCTCAAGGGTTCTAATGTTACCTGAAAATGAGAGAGGAAAATGTTTATTCATTGATGGTAGATTGGCAGCAGAAGAATATCAGGTATTTGCCATTCAAGGCAATGATGAGAGAGCTATGAGGGAATATGAAAGTAAATGGTTGTTCAGTGATGCAGTAGCAGATGAAACTATCTGTAGCTACAAACAAACAACCTTTATGGCAAATATGATTGCATCAGTGATGGTCAATCTGTTTGTAAACTTCGTGGCTAATGAATGTAATCCTATTATAGATAGGGATGTGCCTTTTATGACTCAATATTCTGCTGATACAATGTACTTTAAAGTAGAAATGTAATGGCAATAAGTGAACAATTAAACAGGGAACTTCATAATATCTTTTTACAGACTGGGAACTACAGTTTTCCTGATTATATTCATCCGGCTCTTAATTTCTCAAATAATAACATCTTCAATGTATTTTTGAGGACAGACATTAGTGGGAATGAAGTGGATGTGCCTCTTAATTGTAGAGGGGCAGTGGAGGGTGCTATATATGAAAATTATTTAGTATCTGGTACTGTAAAAGAGTTCTCTGTTGCATTATATGAGAACAACTATCCTCAATCTAAGAGAACTGCAAATGCAATATTCAAGGCATTTCAACAGGCTGATAGAAAGAACAGGATGTTAAAGATTACAACTAATAAAGGTGAGGTATATTATGGTGGTAATGGATTTATTCTTGATAAGGATTATAATATATTACTACTGTATGTACTTCATGGTATCAAGAATCCAGATAGAACTGTTACTTATAAGACTGGTAGAATCTATGTGAATCCAAAGGTCTTTGTAAGTAATGATTTACTTGAGAAGGGAATCATTAAAACTGTTATTCCTGCATTTGTACAGGAGGGTATCATGGTAGATACAAATAACATTGGAGTTACTGCTCAGGATATTAATACTTCTATAAGAAGCTCAAATGGCTGGGTTACTCAAGTAACTAAACCAATACCTGAGATAATAGTAGCTGATGTGACTGACAGGTTTATAGTAAGACCTAAAAAGCCAACTCCCTCTACATTCAACAATGAGGCTATGAATGATTACCTTCTGGAGCATCTTGATGAGGTTGTAAAAATGACCTACATATCATGACATTTGAGGAATATTTTGGTGGATGGGTAAGGGTTATAGATACAAAGGAATTAAATAAGGTAGTAGGACAGGTAAGTTTAATTAGAAGAGACTTACTTTGTCCTGCATATCCTGATATATTTAAGGCTTTTAACCTGTGCCCTTACAACAACCTTAAAGTTGTAATGATAGGACAAGACCCATACCCTCAAAGAGGTGTGGCTACTGGTGTCCTATTTGGAAACAAGGATGAGACTGTAAAGTCTCCTTCACTTGAAATAGTTAAAGAGGCTTGCATTAATTTTGAAATTCCACATAATGGTATTATCTTTGACCCTACTTTAGAGAGTTGGGCTAAGCAAGGAATACTAATGGTTAATTCAGCATTGACTTGTGAAGTAAATAGGGTAGGTAGTCATACAATGATGTGGAGACCTTTCATGACCAAGTTACTAAAGAATTTGTCAGAGTGGCAAACTGGTATTATATATGTTCTATTTGGTGAACAGGCTAAGACACTTAAGCCTTATATCAATAAGAATACTAATATAATACTTGAAGAGAAGCATCCTGCATACTATGCAAGGCAAGAAGAAAGGATGCCATCTACTGTATTTCAAGAAGTGAGCAAATTAACTAAAGAAAAGTATGGAGAGCCAATTATATGGTTCTCAGAGTATTAATATACAAAAAAAAAAAAGTATGAAGAAACTTATTTTTGTGGAGACTGGTAAGGAAGTGGAAATGGGTAAGACACTTGCCTTTGGAATACACAGTGCTTATGGTTTCATGCCATTTTACACTGTAATTGTCTGTGAGGAAAGTATTCCATTCCTTATTGAGGAAGGTGTAATCAAGGAAGTAGAAGATGAAGGAACTCATGTAGACCCCAACTTCTATTTGGAACACCTTGCAAAGAGGATTCATTGGAATGTAGATAATCTGAGGAAATACCTTGGAAATCTATATACAATCTATCCTGCTGCTGCATTCTCAATTCTGTTGAGAGAAGTAGCTATTGTGCTTGATGAGAAGTATGATAACCACATTGAGAATAGCAAAGAGATTTATGTCATTAGCTGCCTCAGTGGAGAAATAACAAAGGTCAAGGACTTGAATAAAATCAAGAACTTCAAGAATTTTGCTGCATTCAGGACATTGGATGATGCTCTTGCAGCTAAACATATCTTGAAAGACCTTATGAAACAATTATTTAAAAGAGGTGGAAAACAGAAGGATTAGAAATGCCACTCCAGAAGAGTATGGTAACATAAAGTTTAAATCCAAGATTGAGGCAATGGTCTATAAGACCTTGCTTCAATATGGGTTTGAGCCTGAATATGAAACTCATACTTATACAATCTGGGAAGGATTTAGACCTACTGTACCTTTTTACACCCGTAATAAAGCTAAGGCTACAATACTAAACCTTAAGAAGCTAATTAATATTACTTATACCCCAGATTTCTACATGGAGTATCAAGGCTTAAAGATAATTATTGAAGTAAAGGGACAGGTCAATGATGTGTTCCCTTATAAATTCAAGTTATTTAGATGGCATATAGAGAATTTGCCAGATAAAGAAAATTATCTTATCTTTGAGGTCTTTACTAAGAAACAACTCTTAGAATTTATTCAAATTATTAAAGATGAAGCCAATAGAAAGAATGAGGAAATTGCTCAACAGTTTACCCAAGAGTGACCCAACACTTGGTGAACAGTTTATTCAGAGCAGAGATTTTGAGTCACTCAAGGACTTAGTGGATTCAGCAATCTACAAGGTTAGGAAACACAAAGCCAGAAAAGATGAAGAAGGGGGAGTGCCACCCAAACAGGAGTATCTTGATGTGGACTTGACAGAGTTAAGTAATTTAAAGGCTGAGGTGGATGTATATTTAACCCAGCTTGAAGTTCCCAGTAATGAATGGGAAGAGGACATAGAGGAGGAGTACTATGATGAAGAGTATTAAAGAATTATCTTGGAATGTAACAGAGGAAGAATACAGGAAAGACCCTGCAATCAGTTACTCTACATTATCAAGATTTGAAAGGGAAGGGTGGAGGAATCTCAGTTCTCTCTTTGATAAGGTAGATACACCAGCACTACTATTTGGTAGTGCAGTGGATTGTATGCTTACTGATGGAGAACAATCCTTTGCTGAAAGATTCATTGTATGTGAATTTCCTAATCTATCAGATAACCTGATAAGTATCACCAAAGTATTATTCTCCAAGTATGGGGATACACACAGAAGGGTAGATACTATTGATGATGAAGTGATTAGTAGTGTGGCTGTAGCCAATGGATATTATGCGGGAGACTCTTATAAAGCTACCAGAATAAAGAAGGTAAAAGAGAGCTGCAATGAGTATTATTCACTACTTGCACTGGCAGGAGACAAGACTATATTATCCCAAAAGGATTATAATGATGTGTCTCTATGTGTTGATGAATTAAGAACCAACTCAATAACTAAGGATTTCTTTTATATAGACCCTTGGAATACTGATATTGAGAAGGTGTTTCAATTGAAATTCAAAGCTGAATGGAATGGAATACCAGTGAGATGTATGTTTGATGAGCTTATTGTGGACCACCATAATAAGATTATCTATCCAATAGACTTAAAGACTACTGGGTATCCTGAGGAGAACTTTCAAGACTCCTTTGCTCACTGGAGATATGATATTCAAGCTAAGCTATATACATACATTCTTCAAGAGTGTATCAAGAGAGACCCCTATTTCAGTGAGTTCAAGATTCAACATTATCAATTCATTGTTATCAACAGAAGGACAATTGCTCCTATTGTATGGGAATTTTATGGGAACTTTGGTATGGTAGATTTAAAGGATGAAACAGGTAAGATATATAGGGATTGGAGGAAGATTCTTACAGACCTAAATTATTATCTTACTAATCCTAACTTGAAATATAGTAAGGAAGTGATGGCAAATGATTGTATTATGGAAATAAAAAATTTAGTACCAGCATGACAGAGTTAGAATATTTTAAAGGGGATGAACTGGCAGCCTCAACTTGGAGAAATAAGTATGCAGCAGAGGGAGAGCAAACTCCTGATGATACACATAGAAGATTAGCCGAGGAATTTGCAAGAATTGAGAGTGAATATGATTGGGAATCTTCTAAAGGAGCAAGTAACCTTAAGTTATCAAACTATGGTTATCAAAGACCTAATCTTGATGAAGAGGCTATCTATCAGTTATTCAAGGACTTCAAGTATATTATACCCGGAGGTTCAGTTATGTCTGGTTGTGGAACTGGAGCATTAGTAAGTCTTAGTAATTGCTTTGTAATAGGCAGTCCAAAGGATAGTTATTCAGAGATAATGAAGACAAGAAGTCAGCAAGCTCAGCTTATGAAGAGGAGAGGTGGAGTAGGATATGACTTATCTCAACTCAGACCAAGAGGAGCCAGAGTAAATAATGCAGCTAAGTCTTCAACAGGTGCAGCATCTTTCATGGATGTATGTTCTGATATTACTAATGAAGTTGCTCAGAATGGAAGAAGAGGTGCTCTTATGTTAAGTATGAGCATCAATCATCCTGATATTGAGGAATTTATTACCAAGAAGCAGGACTTAACCAAAGTAACTGGAGCTAATATAAGTGTGAAAGTTACTGATGAATTCATGCAGGCTGTGATGGAAGATAAGGATTATTGGCTTAGGTATCCTGTAGATTGTCCTAATTTTGAAATGTTATATTCTGATAATTTCGAGTATAATGTTTTATATAGCACAGATAAAGGTCATATAAAGAAAGTAAGAGCAAGAGAGTTATGGAATACTCTTATGCACTGTGCTTGGAATACTGCTGAACCGGGGATTATGTTTGAAGGAGCAATGCACAATTATTCTCCTGATGGTGTATATCCTGACTTCAAGATGATTGGAACTAATCCTTGTGGAGAGATACCAATGGGTCCATTTGATAGCTGTAGATTAATTCATATTAATCTTAGCAGTTATATTATAGACCCATTTACAGATAAGGCTCATATTGATGAAGAGCTGCTCTATATGCACTCTTATGAAGCTATGAGATTAGCTGATGATTTGGTTGATTTGGAGATTGAGGCTGTTGATAGAATTATCAATACAGTTAAGAATGATACTGATGATACTGAGTTCAAGCTATGGAGTAGAATCAAAGAGACTGCAACTCAAGGAAGAAGAGCTGGTCTTGGATTCACTGGACTTGCTGATGCAATAGCTATGTTAGGATTAAAGTATGACTCTGATGAAGGTATTAGTCAGGTTGAACAATTAATGAAAGTTATGTTCAAAGGTCAGCTTGATAGTAATATTGATATGGCTATTGAGAGGGGTGCATTTCCTGCTTGGAACTCTGTTGTAGAGGCAGAGTCTAATTCAGATTGGCTAAAGTTTATAAGAAGTAATTATCTTGAAACTTGGCTTAAGATGGCTCAGTTTGGTAGAAGAAACATAAGCTGGTCAACTGTAGCTCCTACTGGAACTGTAAGTATCATGGCTGGTACAAGTAGTGGTATTGAGCCTGTATTCATGCCTTTCTATCAAAGAAAGAGAAAGTGTATGTCTGAAAGTGACAGGGTAGATTATGTAGATAAAGTAGGTGAGAAGTACACCTTATTTACAGTAGTTCATCCTAACTTGAAGAGATGGGCAGTTGAAACTCTGAACTATAGTGAGTCAGAAGTTAATGAATGGAGTTTAGGAGTATGGAAGGAAGTCTGGAAAGAAAGTCCTTATTATGGTTCTACTGCACCAGAGATTGATTGGAGACAGAGAGTTAAATTACAAGGAGTAGTTCAGAAATATATCACTCACAGTATCAGTAGTACAGTCAATCTGGCTAAAGAAACTACAGAAGAAGAGATTGCTGACATCTATATTGAAGCATGGAAACAAGGATTGAAAGGTATTACTATTTATAGAGATGGATGTAGGGAAGGTGTATTAACCAAGGTTGAGAAATCTAAGACTATTGAAGGAAGACAAGCTCCTAAAAGACCAAAAGAACTTGAAGCTGATGCCTATTTGATTAAGGCAAAAGGTGAACAGTTTATTATCTTGGTGGGTATGTTAGAATCTAAACCTTATGAAATCTTTGCATTCAGACCAAGGAATCCTATTAGCTTTAAACCTCATAAAGGTGTTATAACTAAGGTAAGTAAGATGCACTATAGCTTTACATCAGATGTCTTTCATATAGACAATCTTGAGTTAGCTAATGAAAATGTTGAAGAGAATGCAGCTACTTTATATTCATCTATGTTGTTAAGACATGGAGTAGACATTAAGTATATTGTCAAGACTGCAAAGAAGGTCAATGACAATATTACTTCATTCAGTTCAGCTATGTGTAGGGTACTCAGTAAGTATATCCCTAATGAGGAAATCAAGGGTGAGGTATGTCCTGACTGTGGTGGTACTTTGGTAAGAGAAGGTGGTTGTATTCACTGTAAAGATTGTGGGTATAGTAAATGTTTATAATATGAAAATTAAAGTAAAAGAAATAACAAGAGGTTGTTTTCCTGTGAGAACAGGAGAGGATAAGTCAGATTGCTTTGACTTATGTTTGGCAGAAGATGTGACCTTAAAGAAAGGAGAGGTTTATGTTGCAAAGTTAGGTATTGCAACTGAACTTCCCAAAGGAATGGTAGCTAAGATTTATAGTAGAAGTAGTGCCCCAAGTAAGTTAGGAGTAACTATTGCTAATGGTCTTGGATTCATTGACACTATTTATAATGGTGATACAGATGAATGGAGAGCACCACTATATGCTTTCAAGGCTGTAACTATTCCTAAGGGTACAAGAGTATGTCAATTTGAGGTTAAATTATCTCAGTTTGCTACTGTATGGCAGAAATTAAAGTGGCTATTATCATCTAAACCACTTCTGGAGCCTGTGGATTTCCTTGGAAATGAAGGTAGAGGTGGTATTGGTAGTACAGGAAAGTAATCACTAAAAAAAACATGAAACATGGAGTTTGTATGGAAAATTGTAGCAATGATAGTGGTACTGGCTTGTGTAGCCATTATTGCAGGAGTTGTTAATGTAATAATGAGCAGGAGGAAGATAGACCCTAAAGTGGGGAGAATCTCATTTAGGGAGTCTATGGATTTGGTTGAATTACCAATTGTCACATTCATGAACAATGGTAAGAAACTAAACTTCCTTCTTGATACTGGTGCATCTTATTCTTCAATTAATGAAGCTGCTCTGGAAGGGTTATCTTATGTAGAGACTGGAGAGACAGGCTTTGGAATGGGAATTGAGGGTACTGTTAAAGAGGATAGAGGTTATATCAGAATGAATGTGGACTATAGAAGTCAAAGATATGAGGATGATTTCCAAGTAGTAGACTTAAGTCAGGCATTTGGAATGATTAAACAGGAGTATGGTATTAACCTGCATGGAATCTTAGGTAGTACTTTCTTTCAGAAGTATAGGTATGTACTTAATTTTGATGAATTAGTAGCTTATTCAATGGTATGAAAGACTTAATAGAGTTAAAATCAAGAGGTGAGGAACATAATTATCTCAGAAAGTTAAAGAAGGCTGATGGTAGTGAGTCAATGACTTACCTATTAAAGACTTCTACTTACATGATGAGAAGTGGAAATATGCCTAATGGGAAACTATTTATAGACCCAGCAGGAGGTCCAATGATAATTGTGGGTTCATATCTTGAGGAAGCTGAGGCAGTAGTTAAATCCATTGACCATGTAATGGGAATGGGCTATACTATTACCTTTGAAGTACCACCAGAAGAAGAGCAAGAGTTAATTGATGCAATTGTGAATATATGATTTATGTAGTAACTCAACAAATACTACCTGAATCTGACAAGTATGAGATAATATCTCCACAAGCTGCATTACACATGCTCAAGCCTTTAAGGAAGGTTGGCTTAGATACTGAAACCAAAGGGTTTGACCCTTATACAAAAGAACTCATAATGCTCCAGTTGGGGTGTTATGAGTTTCAAGTAGTAATTGATGTGACTACTGTAAGTATAGGATTCTTTAAAGAGTTCTTAGAATCTGACAGACTATTCATTGGTTGGAATATTAAGTTTGACTTGAAGTTCCTATTACACCAAAAGATAGTTGTAAAAGAATGCTTTGATGGCTTCTTGGCAGAGAAACTTATGTGGTTGGGTTATCCCTCTGGTATTCATGGAATGGGTCTTAAAGCAGCAGGAGAAAGGTATCTTGGTGTTGAATTAGATAAGACTGTTCGTGGTAAAGTAATGTGGGCTGGTCTTTCAGAAGATGTTATTGAGTATGGTGCAAATGATGTAAAGTATCTGGAAAGAATCATGGATGCACAGATGAAGGAACTTGAAAAGAGGAACCTTCAAACTGCTATCATCTATGAAAATAAATCTGTAAATTGGGTAGCATATACTGAATATTGTGGTGTTAAGTTGGACATTGAGAAATGGAAATACAAGATGATTCTTGACAACTTTAATGCCAGAGTATTTGAGGATGCTCTTAGTGATTGGGTAATTGCTGCTGCAAAAGGTGAGCCTTATACCTATCACTATTTACAAGTAGAAGGATGGGCAGACCCAAAGGATTTACAGAGAGCCAGAGAAAAGATGCAAGGTGAAAGGTGTCAAGAGGCAGATATTAAAGGACCTATAAGAGGGTACTTTGAAGCATGGAAAGTGCCTGTGGATGCAAGGTTGAGTACTAAGTACATCAAGGAAGACCTTCAAGGTGACTTATGGAGTGGTTTCAATAATAAGCCTATTTGTTTGATTAATTGGGATAGTCCTAAACAGGTTATCCCATTATTCAAACATCTTGGTTTTGATTTATTAGCCAAGGATAAGGAGACAGGTGAGTGGAAGGATAGTGTTGGTGCAGAAGTAATTGAGCCTCAACAAGATAAGTCCACTATTGCCTATCTTTATTTACAGTATAAGGCAGCTAAGAAGGTCACTTCCACTTATGGTCAGAATGTAATTGACCAGATAAATGAAAAGAGTGGTAGAGTACATACCAACTTTAATCAGCTTGGAACAGATACAGGAAGGCTCAGTTCAGGTGGTAAGGATAAGGCAAATAAGATTGAATATCTTAATTTTCAGAACTTTCCAGCAGACCCAGAGACAAGGGCTTGTTTTGTAGCAAGTAAGGGAATGAAATGGATTTCTTGTGACTATAGTGGACAGGAATCAAGGATTATTGCAGATGTAACTAATGACCCTGCCATGATTGATTTGTTCAATAATGGTTGTGGTGATGTACATTCACTGGTTGCAAAGATGGCTTTCCCTGATATTATAGGTGATTGTCCTATTGAACAGATAAAGAAGAAGTTTCATGGGCTTAGGAATGATGTTAAATCTCAAGTAGAGTTTCCTATCAATTATGGTGGAGACTGGAACACAATTAAATCTCACTCTGGTAAAAGTGAGCAGGAGTCAAAGAGAATATATAATAACTATATGAAGGGTTTCATTGGTATTAAGACCTATCAGGATAGACAGAGAAAGTTTGTCATGGATAATGGTTTTATCATACTTAATCCATTAACTCAACATAAGGCTCTTATATATGACTATGATATGCTCATGGCTATGAAGAGGAGGTTTACTCAACAGTTCTGGTCTGAATATAAACCCTACAAAGGTAAAGAGAATAAGACACTTCCTAAGGCTGTTAAACAACAGATTTATAAGAAGTTTGCTGATGGAGAGAGTCTCAAGGGAATGGTAGGTGTCTACACCTATACTACTAAGAAAGCAGGGAAGGAAGTTCCCAGAGAAGCCTATGTAAGTATAGCAGATGTCTATGTATTACCAGTGAAACATTTCTTCAAAAGGAAATCTGCATCTGAGAAACAGGCAATTAACTATCCTTGTCAAGGTACTGGAGCACTGATGTTTAAGGTAGCTTCTGTATTTCTATGGCAATATATTCTTGAACATAACCTTGTTTTCAAGGTTAAATTCTGTATTCCAGCACATGATGAATGGAATATAGAGGTTCCAGAAGAGATAGCTGATGAAATGACAGAGGTTTTGAAAGATTGTATGAAGAAAGCTGGGGCATTCTTCTGTAGGAAAGTAGAACTTCCTGCTGAGGGGGATGCCCATGACCACTGGGTGCATTAATATGACAGGACAAATTATACTTGGATTAATCCTACTCCTTTCTTGTATAGGGGTAGGATTTCTTATCAAACACCAGAATAAGGTAGATAAGAAAAGAATTTATGTCCATAAAAAGACTGGAGGGCAATATAGACCTGTTTATATATGTCAAATGAAGGACATTACAAGCAGGAAGTGGTTTAAAGCCATAGCTTATATCAGTCTTAAGACAGGAGAAGTTTTTATTAGGGAAAGACAAGATTTCCTTAAACAGTTTGAAACATTATAAGAATGGGAAAAAGAGAAGTAATACAACAGACAATAGGAGATTTAGTTACATTAGCCAATGAGGTGCAGTACAAGAAGATTACTCCAGAAGAAATCTGTAAAGGATTGGATGCAATAAGGGTTAATCTTGAGGTGCTTGAAGAGAATGATAAGACTCTATCTAATACATCAGCTCACCAATTCAAGGATATAGTTAAAGGAATGATTGAAACCTATGTTAGGAAGAATCATGACTATGGTAATTCCTTTGATAAATCTCTTGATAAGTTTGGTCTTGTAGCATCAGTAGTAAGGATTGGAGATAAGATGAATAGAATTGAGTCTCTGGTTCAAAAGGAAGCTATGGTACAGGATGAATCTATCAGAGATACACTACTTGATATGGCTAATTATGCCATTATGACAGTAATGTGGATGGATAATCAACATAAAAGTTGTAAGGTATGATAATAGCAGTGGACTTTGATGGAACTTGTGTTACACATGAGTTCCCAAGAGTAGGAAAGGAGATAGGAGCAGCAGAAGTCTTGAAAGAATTGACTGATAAAGGTCACAAGATTATATTGTTCACTATGAGAAGCCATCAGTTGGATGGAGCAGAAGAAACAGAGGAATTTGGTTATGGTAAAACTAAGCCAGCTAAATTACCCAGTGATGGGTTGCAAGATGCAATAGACTGGTTTAAGAAGCATGATATTCCTTTGTTTGGTGTAAATGAGAATCCAACTCAAAAGGATTGGACTTCATCACCTAAACCTTATGCTCACATTTATATTGATGATGCAGCTTTGGGTGTTCCCCTGAAACATGATTCTCTTTCTGAGAGACCTTATGTAGATTGGGATATAGTTAAATATTATCTTCATGCAAAGAACATATTATGACATTGAATGAAAAGATAGGTGTCATTCTAAAACAACACAAGGAGGGAGAGGAGTTCTTCAATGCTCTTGACTTTATGATTAAAGGAGACAGAAGCATACTTGAAGACTTCCTCTCATTCTCTATGAATGATGCAGGAAAGAAACTAAATCTTGGTGACACTGGATTAATTGTCAGTGGAGGGTTTGGTAATGCCATTATGACAATGTATGGTGACAGATTGACTGAAAACTTTGGAGAAGTAATTGTCACTAATGGTGGTATCAGATTGGGTAATGAGGCAGCTATATTCAAGGATAAGTTGCTTTGTAAGAACTGGATATTCATTGATGATTCCTATTATTTAGGAAGAACAAGAGCTGGTATTTCAGTTGCTTTAAAGAAGATTAGACCTGATGCTTCAATCTATGAGACTTATGTTATCTATGATGGAAGTATGGGTAGAGCAGATAAAGTAAAAAGTATGTATAGATATAATAAATAGTATGGCAGGACAACAAGGAATTTATTGTGCCCCAGACAATATAATCCCTAATAGGGATAGGGTAGATGTAGGTTGTGCTCCTGATGGAGCAATGCAACTCTGGGTTATGGAATATGAAGTTACTGGAATAGGTAAGGGATGTGCAATGTGCAAGGCTATTAATCCTCAACAGGCAGAGATGCTCTTGAAGAGTAATGGTATATACAATGGGAGTTCATATCTGTATAAAGTAACAAGAATTGAACAAGTAATTTTGCCTCCTTGCAAGGGTCTTATGGCTGAGCAAGTGGTAACTTATAAAGATGTAGCATCATGAATAAGAAACTTAGGTTATTAGTAACAACTAAATGTCCTAACAAGTGTCCCATGTGTTGTAATAACTCATGGGATTTTTCATCTTTACCAGTAGTGGATAGATGGGACTATGAAGAGATAATGATTACTGGAGGAGAACCTTTGATTCACACTAATAAAGTAGCTGAATTAATAAGGTCTATTCGAGGAATCAGTGAGGTCTATATGGACATTCCAAAGGTATATGTGTACACTTCAATAGCTGCTTGGGATAGGGTAAGGACTATATTAGGTTATGCAGATGGTATAGTTTTGACTCCTCACAGTCAGAGTGACATTGATAAGTTTGTGGAACTAAACAATATGATGCAAGAGGTTAAGGAAACTAAATCTGATTTCATTAAAGGGAAATCTCTTAGACTTAATCTCTTTGCTGATATGAAACTTCTCCTTCCTGAGCATATTGATTTGTCACTATGGAATGTCAAGGAAATGGAGTGGCTGGAGAATTGTCCACTGCCTCAAGGTGAGGACTTTAGGAGAATTAAAGAACTTTGGTGATGAAGCAATTTACACATAGAGAGTTTGTTAGGGTGGTAGTAGCCAATGGTTTTTATTATAATAGACAAAGTGGAGACCATGCTATCTACCTTAATGAAAAAGGCAGACATATTAGCATCCCATTAAAACTTGAAAGTGTTATTGCAAGAAGATTAATCAAAGAGAATAATTTAGAGATAGATATTAAGAAACTTAAAAAGGAAAAGAGAATGAGTAATGCACCATTAGGGGCTGATGAAGACCCCAGAGCACCTTGGAATGCACCTCTTGATATAAAACATAAGAGGTTTGTGAGTGTAACCATATCATATTATGATGAGGTTGAATTACCTCCAGATGCAGAGGAGGAACAGATTAAGGAAGCCCTTGAAGAGAAGGTGAGAAGACAGGACTTTCCTAAGAAAGTTGATTTTGATGAAATTGTAATATTGGATGAGTAAGATTGTAAGATTAGTTCAAGTTACTTCTTGGAAAAGAGCCTTAAATGCTGCAAGAAGGACTATTGGAAAGGCTTTTCTTGATAAAGAGCCTTCTGCTTCATGGGAAGCAAAGATGTTGCTGGCTGAACACAGTCCTATCAGATTGGTAGAATATGATTGGTCATGGGAAGAAATCAGACAATGGGTTACTGCACACTTAGTAAGGCATCATGAAGGTTGTGAAAAGTTTGTTCACACCCAGAGAGGTGATAGAGCAGGTAATAATTACAATAGGGATGAATTGCCTCAAGGTGCTTTAAATGATATGGATATGACAGCTAATGCACAAGCTATCATTAATATCTCAAGGAAGAGATTATGTAGTTGTGCATCTGTAGAGACAAGGGAAGCATGGAAACAAGTATTAGAGGCTATAAAAGAAGTTGACCCAATACTTGTAGACAAATGTGTGCCTGAGTGTATATATAGAGGCTTTTGTCCTGAGTTCATGAAGCCCTGTGGCTATTCAAAGACAGCTAAATATCAAGAAGATTTGGAGAAGTATAGAAATACTGATTATTAACTAAAAAAAAAACAATGGCATTTGGAAGTAAGAAACAAGCAGTTATTGCGAAGCCTTCATTCAAGGAAAGGCTGACTGGAGTAAAATCAATGTTTAAGAAAGCACATGAAGATGCTTCAAAATTGAGTGCAGAAATGCAGGCAGACATTGATAGTAAGAAACAAAAGGTAAAACTTCTTGAGGATGAAATAGGTTTCATCTCTGAAACTCAGAAAGAAGCTCAGGAGTTTATGTCAAATCTTGAAAAGTTCATTTAATGAGAACAAATTTAATTAAGACAAAAGAGCTACCTAAAGTAGTAGAGCCATCTACTACTGATGGTATGCTTGACATGGTAATTGCATTTGATACAACTGGCTCTATGTCAGCTTATATTAATGCAGTAAAGACCCATGTGAAGGAATTGGAGAGAAGAAGCTAAGAAGTCAATGGCTGTAGCTTATAAAGAAGCTCTGGAACACATTCAGAATAACCCTATTAAGGACTTCATTGAAGGAGAAGATAGGGTACTAAGAGGCTACAAAATGCAGTTTGTATCAAGGGATGGTAAGTACAAATGTATGGATATGGATGTTGAAAGAGGTCCAAAAGAAACTGGTGAAAGACTGGTTAATATCAATACAATTAAACAGCTTATCTTCAATGGTGTTAAGTATGTAGTTGAATAGTAATTAGGGGAGCTAAGTCTCCCCTTTCTTATTTTTAAAGAGTTTGGTTTACCTCTCAAAAAGAAAACCCTTAATAACTTGCATATTAAGAAGACAACCTTTATATTTGCACATAAATTTAATTATAAATCTATAACAAGATGAGTAAAAGATGTATCACAACTAATTCTGCAATAGAAGAATTGGCTGCTAAATTACAGGGTGAAACTATAGAATCAGTCAAGGGACTTGTTGAGCTATGGCAAGACAAGAATAACAAGGACTGGGACACTTATCCTACTGCTTCTGAACTAAATAACTTTAGGGCAGAACTAAGGAAAGGTAAGGATGAAATGATAGAGGCTTTGGATAAAGCACTTTCACCTTCATTTGAGGCTCCAAGAATTTCCACTGTGGAAGAACAAGCTAAAGTAGATTTGGACTTTGACCCAAGAACAAGAAGAGACAGGGTTAGTCTGATTGCAAGATTCTTTAGCAATGAAATAGATACAGCACTGCAAGAACACAATGATACTCTTAATAAGAGAATTGCTGATGCTGAAAAAGAAGGTGATGTACTTGCTGTCAATGAACTGAAAGAAGAGTTAGGAACTCTTGATAGGTTCAAGATAATCAAGTTATATACACCTGCTGGCTTATTTAGTAGAGTAAGGGATTATTTCAATAACTATATACTTGACTCTGAGGAGAATAGGATACAATCAGAACTGAATACAATCAATAGTATGAAGGGTTCTGAGAGATATAGTGATGAACAGAAGTATGAAGCTGCAAAGAAGAAGGCATTATATAAAACCAATGCTTATCAGAAGGTAGTAGATAACTTCAAGCCCTTGGCTGAGGAAGCAAGTACTATACTAATAGCTACTGAGGGGATTAGGATTGACCCTAATTATATTGCCCCTAAAGATGCCAACCTTAATAATGATACTCCTGAGGGAGATAGTGCGGTAGATACACAGGCTGATGATTTTGTAAAGGATGAGGCTTTCAAGGATGGATGGATGACTAATTATAGAGAAGTAAGCTCTCATGAGTCTTTAAGTCAAGAAGTTAGAAAGGTAATCAGAGAGATTCCCCAACTTGACTACAGAGGAAAGTATGATAAGGATGATTTAGGAAATCTTAGATTTCTTGATGCAGACTATGTTCATGCAACCCTTATAGATAAGCTCAGAGATATGATTACATCTGATGATATGTTACCACTTCTGGAGACTCTGGGTAATACCAAGCCTTGGACTAAGCAAATAGTCAAGAAACTACAGGCTGAGCCTAAATTATTCAGTCAGTTCTATCAGGATTTCAGAAAGGACTTTATGCCTTACTGGATTCAGAAGAAGAAACTACAGGCTGATGGTACTTTCAAGATGGAAACTATTGCTATCAATAAGCCTGAGGGTGTCTATTACCTGCTTGATGAATGGAGGGATAACTATGAGAATGGTAATCTGCTTGATGATGATAGTATCTATGATAAGAATGGAGACTTGAATCTTGAGAATGCAGAGAATGGTCTTAAATGGACTGAGGCTCTCAATAACAGATTTACCAATCTTAGTACAGAACAAAGGTTGGAACTTCTACAAGATGAAAAGGTATGGAAGACATTGAATAAGCTCCTTAATATGATTGGTATCAATGCTAATCAAGGTGTATTATTAGATGCTCTGACCAATATAAAGCAATATGAAGGTGGTACTGCAACAGACCCAATTATGTTGCTTCTTCCTCAATTAAACATCATATTCAGTGGTGTAAAGAAAGGTGAGGTTAAATCTGAGACTCTTGAAGATGGAACTGAAAAGAGAGGGGATTTGATAAATACCTTTGGTTCTGCTTACAACAGTATAGCTATGATGCTTACAGAAGTAACAGAAGATGCCATTGAAAGTAGTGTGAGGGAAAATGATAAGTCATACTATAGCCATGTTACTCCTAACTATCTTGGCAAGTTGATTAAACAACTTAAGAATGTTATGGGTAATGAAGCAAGGTTCAAAGAGTTTGTTGAAAATGAATTTGGACAATATGAATGGTTCTATAAGGATGGTAGATGGAGAAATGACTGGATTGAGCAACTGGTAAATAACCCTGAAATGAGAAGAGGATTGAGCCATAAGGTTCTACTTAACTCAGATAAGGTTGCATATCAGAACTGGGATGATTTGGATTATACCTTAGTATTACTGACAGAATACTTTGGAGACCCAGATAACAGTAAATCTGATGTTCAATGGGCTAATTACCATGTGCCAATTCTTTCAGATAGTCCCTCTGCTGAATTTATTAGATTCAGAAAGTATGACAATCATAGCATCATTGGAGAAGATGGTGAGTATATGAAGTATGATGATATTATCCTTGATAGAATGGTTGACTTGGTTAATCAGGAAGTAGATAGAATAGCTCTTGTAAACCAAAGGGATATTGAATATCAAAAGGGTAATTCTAACATTGCTCCTATTGCAAACTATGATATAGTAAGGAAGAAAGATGGTACTATCAAGAATATTGGTGGTGCTGAGTTTAAGTTCCTTACAGCTCTGAATGATGTAAGATATGAGAATGGTGAGACTTTCCTTGACAGGTTCCAGAGAATCCAGAATGAAGGAACTGGTGCTGAATTAAGGGAGTTCATCAGAGAGTCAGTAAGAGAAGCTCTTGACAATGAGTTTGAACAGACTTACAGAGAATGGGCTAAAGCTGGTTTACTTGAAGAACTACCTAATGGTAAGTACAAATATCTTGGAGTAATAGGTGTAAATGCTGGTCAAAGTTATTACAATAGGAATACAGCAACTTCTTTGAATAATGCTAAGAAGGCTCTTGAAGGAATGTGGACTACAGAAATGGATATTCTTTTAAGGGATTACAACAATAATAATCCAGTGGATGATAGAAGGGCAACTACTCTTTTTGAAAGTATTAAGGACTTGTTGAGAGAGAAAATGGTGAGAGGTGAGATTACTGCTAAGGAAATGGACAGTATCAATAGAAACTTGGTTATTAGAAATAATGCCAAAGCTAAGTTGAGAGAATACTTCTGGAATAGTAAGTTTGCTACATCACAAATCATTGAACTCACTACAACTGACCTTGCTTTCTACAAGAATATAGAGGACTTCCAAAAGAGATATAAGGAAGTTCATGCTCCTGCTCTTAGACTTAATACCAACTCTAAGTATGGTAGAAAGGAAGAGAGGACTATTTATCTAAAGGATGATGAGATTGTATCTTCTGCACTTGATGATATTGCAACTGTGCTTGATGAAAGAGTCAAGAAAGGTGAGATGTCAAAGAGAGATAGGGATTTAATCTTAAATAAGTTCAGAGAGGTAAATGTGGCAGATGCTCAGGCTTATAGGTCATTAAGTTCTTACAGAGCTATACTTGATATGTCTGGTCAGTGGACAGATGATATGCAGAGAGCCTTTGATAACTTCCAAAATGGCAAGTGGGATATGGCTGATTTCAATATTATCTGGCAGACTAAGAAACCTTATGTGTACACTCAAGTGAATAATATGAGTGGAGTTCAAGGTCATACAGGTATTAAGACACCAGTTCAGCATAAGAACTCAGAGTTCCTTCTTATGGCTATGCACCAATTAGTTTCAGGTCCACTTGGTAAATCAGGTAAACTTGTAGCTATCAATGAGTTCATGGAGGAGAATGGAATTGATGTAGTTCAATTTGAATCAACTACTAAGGTTGGAAAGCAAGGTGTAATTGACTTGAATAGTGTCAATACTAAGGAAGATGTGAAATCTGTACTTAAGAATGCCACTACTCAGAATGGTGTTGAGAACCCTAATGTGGTTCATAAAGTAAGCTATGAAGACTATGGTATTCAGACTGCAACTCCAGAACATGCTATTGATGCAGTTCAGTTAGTTGGTACTCAGATTAGAAAGCTGATTACAGCAGATATTAGTCCAGATGTTAAGATTGATGTGAATGGCAGGGAAATGTCTAAACAGGAATGGTTAGATATGTACAATGCTATTAACACTGAGAATATCATTCAGGCTTTTGCTGATGTAAATGAAATCTTCAAGGATGCCAGACAGGTTGAGAAGATTCTTCTTGAGGAATTGAGAGGTAATCAGAGATATGGAATTGATATGATTAGAGCCTGTACTCTTAATGAGAAAGGACAATTCAATATTCCATTATTTGACCCTGTACAATCCCAGAGGGTACAAACATTGCTGAACAGTATTATCAAGAGCAGGATTACTAAGCAGAAGATTAGAGGAGGAGCACTTATTCAGGTGTCTGACTATGGTCTTACTGATGAATTAAAGATTGTTTTTGAAGGTGAAGGAGAGAACAAGAGAATTAAATATCTCGAAGTTTATATGCCAGCATATAGTAGGAAGTTCTATGAACCTCTTATGAAGGCAGGTACTCATGAACTGGATGTAAATAAATTACCAGACAGCTTGAGAAAGTTGATTGGTTATAGAGTTCCAACTGAGGACAAATACTCAATGGCTCCTCTTTATATTAAAGGTTTCTTACCTCAGCAAAATGGTTCCTCAATTATGCTCCCAGCAGAGATTACTACTTTGAGTGGTTCTGACTTTGATGTGGATAAATTGTATATCATGTTGCCTGAGTTCAAGATAACTCCTAAGTATAATAGAAGACAGTTTGTTGATGATTTGGTTGCTCAATTGACACAAGGAAAAGCTGTATCTCCTGAAATGTTGAAGGAGTATAGACAGAGTGTAAACAGAGCCATAGATGATGGTAGGAAAGCTCCTAAGGATAGTCAGGAATACAATCTCTGGAAGACATATAAAGCTAATAGAGAGAAGTATAGAGTATCTTCTGAGGATAAGATTGAGAAGATTGAATATGACTTTAGCAAGTCTCCACAAGAGAATAGTCTTGAAGCCAGAAACAATCTATTGATTGATATGATGTGGGGTGTTCTGACCAATGCTGACACTGCTTCAAAGATGCTTAACCCCGGTGGTTTTGATTATCAGAAGAAGTCTGCAAGAATGATTAATATCCTTCAATCAAGTAGAGAGTCTGAACTAAGAAAGGAACTGAATATTCCTGAGAATCAAAGTACTCTTAACAAGTTAAGTAGTATGGATTTGGAACAACTTGACAAATTGGCAGAGAAGTTCAAGAAGAAACTTGACCCTCTTAACCCAAGAACTCAAGTTCAACTTCATCAGCAGAATATGACTGGTGCAGCATTGATTGGTATTTATGCCAACCATAATGCAAACCATGCTTTGATGCAACATACTGAATTAGGTCTTGACACTGAGAATGGCTCTTTCTTACTTAATGGTAAGAGACTGACTTCTCTTCATGGTCTGATGAATGACAATAAGGAGTATATCTCAAGGAACAATGCAGGTTTCCTTGCTGCATCTGTGGATAATGTGAAAGACCCTGTGCTTGCTTCATTGAATCAGAATACATTCACTGCTGATGCCTCAATGCTTTTAAGTAGGCTTGGTTATAATCCTATTGAGATTGGTTTGATTATGTCACAACCAATTGTAATGGATATTACTAATACTTATTTCAGAGAGAGTAGAGAAGGTAAAGGAAAGGACACAATCATTGATGAAGTCATTGAGAACTACAAGAAAAGGGCTGCAATGATGGAAGATGTAACCTATGACAATTATAAATCTAATAAGTTCATGGCAGATGAATTGGCAGACAATATCATTCTCCAGAAGGAAGTAGAGGAATTAAGTGATAGGAATCAGACATCTGACTACAGAAAGGTTGAGTTCTATAAGAAGCAGGTGGCTGCTGGTTATTTATTTAAGAGAATAATGGGCACAGCAGATGCTTTGGGACAGTTGGTTCAAGCTACAAGAGCAGATACTCAAGGTGGTGCAGCAGGTCCTACTATTGCAGATACACAGATTAAGATACAGAAAGTTGATGACTTCCTGACTAATGTAGTATTAAATGAGAACTCTCCTTTAACTGGTGCAGATGTTATCATGCCTTTCAATATGAATGGTATGACTATTGACCAGATAAGAGAGAAGTTATTAAGCTCCCCATTACCTTATTTACAGGCATTCTTTAGCCTTGGTATTAATCAGACACAAGAAATGTTCAGTAGATATTTCCCTCAGTTTACTGACTCTTTTAGAGAAGTAATTGATGGTAAAGAAGGGTTGAGAGGCTTAAGACAGTACACTAAGACAGGCAAGTTAAATGCAAAGACACTCAATAATATCTACAATGATTTGTTAGCTTATATTATGTCCAAGACATCATTCTTTGGGCAAGAAGCTAACCTCAGAGCAGATGATAAGGTTACAACAGCCAGTGATAAGAGAAGGGATTTCATCAATAATTTCCCTGATTATTTCAACAGAACATTGAGTGAACATCCTGAAATAGCTGAACTTGAGTTTGTTAAGAGATTAAGAGTAATAAGGGCTAACCAAAACAATCCTGTAGATACAGTAGTATTTAAGAATGTTGGTCAGTTAAGTCCTACTCTGAGAGAAAGGTATATGAGAGACTGGCAATCATTATTATATATGGGACCAGAGGCTCAGGCTTTAGCTCTTAATCTATTCAGATACAGTTATTACAGAAATGGGTTTGCATTTGGACCTTCTACTTTCATTCATTTAGCACCAACTGCTATTAGACAATCCATTCCAGAGTATATTGATACACTGAGAGGGTTGTTGGAAAGTGAGGATGATTACAGTCAGTTCATTGACCAGTATATCTATAATCACTTAGATAACAGACAGTTGGTTCCTGAGGTTCCTACAGAGGCTTCCACTTCTTTCACTAATGAACAAGGTGATGCTTTGGATATGGTTAAAATAACCATTGATACTGAATCTAACAGTAGTGATAAGAAGATAATAAGGAAGAGAGAGGGAATAGGAGAGGAAACAACCTATGACTTCTTTAATTACATAGCAAGAAGATACAAGGGAGGTACAATATATTACAGGCTTACACAAGCTGATAATGTGCAACCTAATGTAGCTGTGTATGAAAGAATAGACCCACTTGGATTCAAGAACAGTTTTATTGAGTATGAATATGGTAAGGATGTTACTGAAATGAAGTCAGTAATTGATAAGAATGATAGGGATTATACTCCTAATGTAAATCAGGATATAACAGCCTATCAGGAAGCTGATATTGATTATGACTCTATGCCAGAATATCTTAACTATGATTTCTCAAGTCTGACTCAAGATATTGCAAGTGAGGCTTTCAGTCAGGTGTATGGTGCTCCACTTGAAGTGAATGAAGGGAAAGCAGATGATATTAATTCTATCAATCCAAATACTGAGTATGAGGATGCAAACAATGATAAAATCTGTGGTGCAAATACATTATATGAATTATAGATATGGCTAAGAAATGTGCAATAATTCCTCAAGTGAGGAACAGTAAAAATGAGGTAGTAAGCAGCAGGTTATTTAAAGACCTGCTGGCTTATGCCCCTAATAGACAGGAGGCAACAAGAATATACCTCATTACAAAGAGTAGTGACTTTATTACTAATTGGAATCCAAGGTTACAAATGGATGAAAATGGTGAACCTACTCTAAGCAGTCTCTTGAAGAAAACTAATCTGAGAAGTATTATTGATGAGCAAAAGATTCTAAAGAACCTTAATGAAGAGATTGGTCATTACCATAAGACAGGTAGAGCTAAGTTATATCTGAACAATGATGAGAATTATAGAATGTTAGTCCAAAAAGCTATTCAATTCAATACTCAGTCAGAGTTTAGAGAGGACTATGTTGCATCTGTTGAGAAGGTATGGGACAATGAAAGTAATAGGGTTTATATTAGTCCTTTTGTCAGAGTAAGAAACAAGATGAATAGTCTTGAAGCCAATAATATGCAGTATAATTATACTCTTAATAATAGGTTGAGGGAGATATTATCTGCTAATGGCATTGGGATAGGTGCTCTTACAGACTTGGAACAGAGAAGAGGAGTGGCAGGAGTAACAGACTTTAGTCAAGCCAGAGATGCTGCAACAGGTATTATTGAATTGATTAGACTTGCTGATGGTATTAAAGGTGAGAGGGCATTACCAGAGGAGTTTGCTCACTTTGCTATTGAGGCAATGGGTGATAATCCTCTTATCAATAGACTGGTTAATCACTTGGCTAACAATAGTTTGGTAGGTGAAATATTAGGTGATGATTACAATACTTATGATAGCCTGTATAAAGGTGATGAATCAAAGTTAGCCAGAGAAGCTGCTGGTAAATTACTTGCTAAACACTTATTACAGTCTGAACCCATTCCTTCTTCATCTTATAAATCCCTTCTGGAGAGGTTTATCAATGCTGTAAAAAATTTCTTCCAAGGATTAGGTGCTTCACAGTTTCAAAAAGCAATGCTTGAGGCTGAAAGTAGTTTTAGTAAACTGGCTGGTGATATTCTTACTGGACAGATGGATGAAGCTATCAGTGTAGAGAATATAGCTACTTCTGAGGCTTTCTATTCTACCACAGAAAGAGTAGATAGGGATAAAGCTCTATTACAAAAGATTATAGATAATGAGTTGAAGAGGCTCAAGATTTATGAAAAGAGAAATCCTAACAGTCAATTTAGTGCCAATCAGAGGTTATTAATAGACAGGTTAGAGCTTGAATTAGCTGATAATAGTGAGATTGAAGGTATTTATATGTTCCTTGATAATGCACTTGAAGAACTAAGGAAAGTAAGTAGTAGGCTTGAGGTATTGAGAAATACTCCTGCAACCAATCTTAATGAAAGGGCTGGGGTACTCAGGGACATCAGGAACTATATGTACAGTTATAAGAGGATAGCTGATTCAGTAAGAGAAGCTCTTAGAGAGGAAGAGAAGTCCACAGATAATAGATATGGTCAAAGGGTAAGGGTTGCATTAGATAATGTCACTACAATGCTTAATGACCTTGCAGTGGACTACAATACAATCTCCATGCCTTTATTTGTTGATTTCATCAAACCTTTTGTAGGAGATAACCTTGTGGTTCCATTTGGAAAGTACAAAGGAAAGACCCTTAATGCAGAAGAGTTGGTTAAAGTAGCTGATGAGGATATTTCTTTCTTTGACAGATGGCTGGATAGTATGGCAGATAGTTCTGATTATATGTTGAAGATTATGGACCAAGCTGTTAAAAAGAGCAAGGAACAAGCCAGATTGAAGACTATTGATATTCAGAAGGAACTACAAGCTGCCACTATTAAACTTGAACAGGCTGGTGTAAAAGACACTGAGTGGATGTTTGAGAGGGATAGTAAAGGTAATCTGAGTGGTAATTATATCAGTGAGATAAATCATGCTTTATTCAGAGAGAGAATGAGGACTATGTTCCAAAGTCTTAATGAAAAGTATGGTAGAAATCCTGTAGGGGAGAATGCTGATAAATACAATGAAGAGAGACAGAACTGGTTCAATGCCAATATGGAAACTGTAGATGGAGTTAGACAACCTAAGAAGTCCATTTATGAAAGTATGGAGTTCAGAAGGCTGAATAAAGCCCAAAGGGACTATTACACTACTGTAATGGATATTAAGGCTAAACTTGATGCTCTACTTCCTGATAAATATACAAAACTGAATAGTGCTGTAAAGATTAGGAAAGACTTAGTTGAAAGGGTTAAAAGCTCTGAAAGTGTGAAGTCTGGTGCTCAACAGGTTTGGGAAAGTATCAAGGACAATTTCATTAGGAGAACTGATGATACAGACTTTGGAGACAAGGCAACTGTAAAAGACTTTGAGGATAGAGAGGTACAAATGTTACCTATCTACTTTACAAAGCTCAAGAAGGGAGAAAGTGCTAATGACTTATCTACTGATATAGTAGGTACTATGACTGCTTATGCAGCAATGGCTAATGACTTTGATGAAATGAATAAGGTCATTGATGTTCTTGAGGTTGGTAGAGATATGTTAAGAGAAAGACAGGTTACTCAAACAGAAGGTGGAAAGCCTATGGTTGAGAAATTTAAGGCAGTAGGTAGAAAGGTTGAGAGTAAATTGACCAAGACAGGAGACAAGTCAAGGTTTATGGAAAGACTGAATGACTTCTTTGAAATGCAGGTATATGGAAGATATATGGCAGATGAAGGAACATTTGGTAAGACTAATATTGACAAAGGAAAGGTAGCTAACTTTATTAATAGAATGACTTCTATGAGTAACTTGGCATTGAATGTCCTTTCAGGTGTTTCCAATGTGGCTACTGGTAAAGTGATGATGAGAATTGAGTCTTTCTCAGGAGAGTTCTTCAATGAAAAGAATACACTAAAAGCTGATAGAAACTATGGTAAGGAATTACCTGCTTTCTTAGCTCAGTTAGGTGATAGAGTAAAGACCAATAAGTTAGCTTTATGGGATGAGCTATTCAATGTAATGCAGGAATATGAACAGGATACAAGAGAAGTCAACTTTGACAGGAAGACTTGGTTCAGTAGAATGTTTGGTACATCAGCTCTATTCTTTATGAATAATGCAGGTGAACACTGGATGCAGAATAGAACTTCTCTTGCTTTAGCTGATGCTTATAAGATGAAGGCTCCTAATGGTAAGTTAGTAAGTCTGTGGGATGCTTTTGAAGTTGTACCATTAGATAGTAGTAACAAGAAGTTAGGTGCTAAATTACAGCTAAAACAAGGTTATACTAAGGCTGATGGCTCAGCTTTCACTAAGGAAGATATAATCAAGTTCAGTAGAAAGAGTGCAGCTATTAATCAAAGAATGCACGGTATTTACAATAAAGCTGATAGAAGTGCAGTACAAGGGTTGGCTATTGGTAGATTGGGTATGATGTTCAGGAAATGGATTAAACCATCATTTAATAGAAGATTCAAATCAGCTACTTATAACTATGACCTTGAAGCATGGACAGAAGGTTATTATCTTACTACTGGCAGGTTTATGAATGCCCTATTCCAAGACCTTAGGAAAGCTCAGTTTGATATTGCAAGTAAGTGGAATGAAATGACTCCCACAGAACAGGCAAATGTCAAGAGGGCATTAACTGAGGTAGCACACTTCCTTGCAGTAGCAGCAGCTATTGGATTGATAGAATGGAGTGATGATAGGGACAGACCTTGGTTAGTTAAGATGATTGAGTATCAGTTGAGAAGGTTATACACTGAATTAGGTGCTCTTACTCCTACTCCAGAGATGGTTGGTGAAGGTTTGAGGATATTAAAGTCTCCTGCTGCTGGTGTAAATACATTAGAAAAGACTCTTAATCTAATCAAACTGATGAACCCAATGAACTATGAAACATTCAATGGAGAAGATGCAATACTTAAGTCTGGACCTTATAAAGATAAGTCTAAAGCTCAACAGAGCTTACTTAAGTCTCCCCTTCCTCCTATGTATAACACAATCATGAGAGGTATCTATATTGAAGACCAAATACCATTCTTTAAGCAATAGACTTAAAAGAAGAAAGGGGAGGTAGAATAATCTACTTCCCCTTTTTATTTACACCTTAATAAAAAATTTAAACCTCATGTTTGAAGCTATGAACATCTGATAGCTTGCTCTCTTTCCTCTTGTGAGATAGAGTTCCACATTTCTTCTGTCCATCCTTTCTTTTCAAGTGCTTCCCTTGTATCAGTCTCAATACTACTGAAATCCATTGAGGATTGTACCCCCTCCTGATTTCTCATCTCTTGAAGAGATGGTACTTTATAGGTTATGTTGGAGTAATGTCCTTCATTAATATTCCTGTAATATTCAGTAAGAGAAGGTCTTAGACTGTTCCAATTAGTTACTTTAGCAAGCAATTCCTTGAAGAAATTGATTATCTTAGTACCTAATGATTGAGTGTCTTGAGACATTACATACTCTCTGAAACCTTCTGCCATAGCTTCTTCAAGTTGTGAGTTACTTAAGTCTCCATAAGTTCTCTTAGCTTCTTGAAGTAGTTCATCTCTAAGTGTAGGTTCTGTGAGTAAGTGGAATACTGCATGAAATGCCTCATGATATGTAGTTCCCTCAGCAGCTATATCACTTAAAGTAATGATACCATCACTAAATTGACCCCATGCTAATGCACCAGTCTTAGCTACTCTGATAAGACCATTAGTAACTACTACTCTTTCACTCTCACTTAGTTGAGGTAGAACCTTATTTAACCAAGCTAACTCCTTATCTTTATCCCATATAGGTCTTGATAAATCATCAACTTTTCTTAATTCAAACTCTACATCAAACTCTTCATCAGTCTGGTTAATAGCTTGCTCTTTAGCTACTGTAGCCTGAGCACCACTTGCATCTGACTGATTAATAGTAGCAGGAATAATAGGCTTCTCAATCTTAACTGGTTCAGCAGAAGGAGTATAAAGTATAGTACTTTCCTGAGACATATCTACAACTCTCTGAGGATTACCTTCCAGTATCTTCTTTATATTGTTCTTAGCCTCAGTCTCACTATATGATAGTACAGCATTCTTTACTAAAGCAATGGTATTACCATTAGGAAATACTGCATAGAAATCATTAGATGCAACATGTGCAGGTTGATTTCCAAAGCCTTTAGTAATATTAGGAACCTTAGTCATATACACCTCAACTCCATTCACCTTTCCAATAGGACTTAGATAACCTGTATGTAACTTTCCATCTCTCAAGAAGTAACCTACTTTACTATCTGACATACTATAGTCTGGTAGAACATTGTTTATAGGTTCTCTTGTTTCAAATGTACTGTTGAATATAGGTAAGCTACTATTAGTATTATTCACTTCTGGAGTAGCTACACTACCAACTAAAGGAACATTCACAGATGAATCATAGTTAAGAAGAATACCCTTCTCCTTAGTTACTCTACTAACATTATCCTTATTGTACTCAAGTACAAAGGGTAATATAGCTAAAGTAGTGATAGGAGTATGATATTGAGACTCAAATAAGTTCTTATAAGCACTTAATTGTTTAGCATAATACTGCTCCTGACTCATTGTTTGGGTATTAGATTTATTCTTGAAGTAATTAACCTTTCTACCATTCCTATCAACAAAGTCATAGAAGCTATATCTACTTGTCTTAACATCATATATCTTGAAGTTTCCATTAGCATCTACAGAGAGAATATCAACCTCACCAGCTACCCTGTTTCCATCCTCATACTTATTGAAGAGCACTATATTATTAGTAAGGAATGTCTCACCCCTTGCCTCAATATTACTCTTAATCTCAGTAAGAGAAGTAACCAAATCATTAAATGCCTGTTCAGACATATTACTTGGTTTAACTGGCATCTCACTTGATGTGAAGAAGTTCCTGATTACACTATCTACAGAAGTACCTGCATCTAATGCTCTTTGTGAATTAGTTCCAGACATTTTGTCTCTAATAACATTCACAATGGTATCTCTACTTCTTGCATCAATCTTACCCTCAAAAGCTGTAAGGTCTACACCATAATGGTTACTTAAGTTCTTAAGATAGTTATTGAATTGTGTTACATTATCTGCATTCTTTGAGAGATTAACTCTTAAATCTTGTAGAGCTTTAGTCTGTTTAGGAGACTCAATCCAATTACTTCCTAATACTGAATGTACCCTCTTATATTCATGGTATTCACCATCATCCTCAAGGATATAATAGAACTCACCATCAGTTCTTGTCTTATCAACCTTAGCTTGATTCTCTGCAATCTGGTCTATAACTTTCTTAGAGTCAGCTACAGTCTTCTTTCTATCAGCCAATTTCTGTTTGAATTTATCTGATGCAGCACCAGTTACATACTGACCTGTATTTCTGTTCAGAACCTTACCATTAGGAAGAAGGGTGATACCCCCCATCATCATGGAGCCATTCTGAGCATCCCCATAGTTTTCTTGTATATAAGCCATATCAAGAATAGACTCTGGGAAAGAGTTAAGAGTTCTACCATTATTATCCCTTACAGTATTTGAAGTCAAATCTACATGGTATGTAGTATTATCAAATGAAACTGTAGTTCCTGCAATAGCTCCCTCTGTACCTCCTACAGGAGTTTGTATCTTTCTACCTTCCTCAGCCTTAACTGATGCAGGATTTAGAGCTTGCTGTAAGTTGCCTTGTATATCAAAATAATCTGTTGTAAACCAGTTACTTTTTACACTGGCATCTATTATATTGGATGTCATTACTCCAGAAGAGAGTAACATATTATTGTAGCCTCCCTTATTAAGCATACCTAAATTCACCTGTAATGGAAGATTGAATGCCATTAAAATGTTTTGTATCTCACTGGCTACTTCCTGTGAATCTCTGGTATCAGGTTGAGTTTTAACACCCTCTCCACCTAATTCATAAAGAACATTAGGGTCCCATCTTTCAGTTAAGAATACAGTTCTTGCATCTTCTCTTCTGACTCTCTGACCATCTACTTCATCATAGATTTCATTCTTATTAGCATCTCTCTGAACCTTAGTGAACCTGATACCATTACCATTCTTACCTTGTATATAGTCAATATGAACATCACCAATATATAGACTTCTTGCTAAGTCTTTTACTGCATTATTAACATCTTCCTCTGTAAAAGCATTAGCTAAAGCATCAATACTCTTCTTTATATTCTTGTACAAAGGAGTTGAGTTAATAGTAACATCCTCTGGATTATACTCACTCTCATTGAAGTGCTTAACCCTTACAGCAGCAGGACTATATTTACCAGCAGCATTAGGAATAAGGATATACATCCTACCTTCCTTTTGGCTCATATCCATTGGCTTGGTGATTAAATCATCACTGATTCTACCATTGGTAGATAAGATACCATTCTTTACAATACCAAAGATAGATGAAGCAGATACATTAGGTATTTCTCCCATGTTTCTTTCTTCTGTACCATAAGGTATTCTACCAACCATTATCTGAGATACTCTTGTAGTAGGAGTAGCTATAAACTTCTTATCCTTTCCAGTCTGATTGAACTCTTCTTTTACTCTTTCAATTAGACCTGCAAGACCTTCATATCTATCTACTACATACTGACTTTCATCTAATGAACCTACTATTTGGTTATTTCTCTTATCTACAATAAAGATTGTATGGTCATTAAATTCAGGGTCAATCATGAAGCCAAGTTCATCACCTGCCTTTAGATTACCTTCATTTACATAACTGAAAGCTCTATTATCTCTAAGGTAGTTATAAAGTTCATCAAAGTTCAAGTTCTCTTTCTCTGCAACTACCACATTGAAAGGTCTAAAGTCTCCATCCTTACTTGCATTGATATGTAATTCAGGAATAGTGGGTCTATAATATTGCCTTTTACCTTTTGCATCCTTATCTAATGATTGAGGAGTAGGAGCATTTTCATTAGCTTTCTTATTTTCCTCAGCTACCATTTGAGGAGTAATATTACCTACAGGAGGTTCATAAGTATCAACTGGTCCATCATTAATTGGTGGAACTGTTGTTGTACCACTATCTCCAGTTGTATCTTTTGATGTAGTTCCTTTTGTACCATCTGTTCTCTCAACTGGTTTTAGATACTCAGAAGGAAATCTTGCTTTGAATCTTTGGTCATTATTAACCTCACTCATTGCAGATAGAAGTCCATATTGAGCCTCAGCAAAATTCATCATATTCAAATCATCTGGTAGATTTTCATCATATAGACTCTCTGGATTATTAATGAAAACTGAGTTAGGATTAGCCATTTCCTCAAGATTATTTGCATTTTCATGTTGAGTTCTAAGTAGCTCTTGTGCATTAGCTTTAGCCTCAGGAGAGATAGGTTGTCTATCTATTGCCCTGCTCACTTCACTATTATACATTTGAACTTCCTTATGGTCCTTAGCCATCTTATTACCTTCATTCTCAAGTTCATCAAGAATCTGTTGTCTTTTAGATGAATCAGGCTCATTATTCAATGCTTCTCTAAACTCATTAAGGTTAGTAGCAGCTAATGCTGCATCCTTAGTCTTGGCTATCTCCTGTCTTTCATTTTCCCTTATTATATTCTCTCTTTGTCTCTCTTGCTTTTGTTGTAGAGCCTGAGGATTTCTAAGATAAGTATCATACTTGTCAATGAAATCAAGTCTTCTTTCAGCTATTTTATGGAGGTCATTAACCTCATCAATTATATCCTGCTTATTAGGGTCAGTCTGTAATGCCTTATCTAATAAAGAAATATAGGCTTGAGCCTCTTTTGAATCAGCAAGTTCATTAATTAGTCTTACAGGAGAATAGTTCAATAAATCTGATAACCTATTAATCTTATTCTCATCACTGTCACTAATAAATTCCCTATCCATTGAAGCATCAAGTACTCCTTGGAGTCTGTCCTTTATATCCTCATGTACTGACTTAAACCTGTTTTCAAGGTTATCAATATTTGAGAAGTAATAAGTCATCTCTTCAAGACCATCTTCATCAAAGTAATCACCAATCTTAACTTGTAAGTCCTGACTAATCTTTCTGTAGTTGTCTACAGCTTCCTTAGTCTCTTGGGTTTGCTTTTGAATCTGCTCAATTACTTCTTCATCAGTCATATTATCATATACTGATGTACCAGTTTCCTGACTAGTAGTAAGCTGTCTTATTTGTTCAACATCCTCTGGTTTAATACTTCCAGCCTCATCAATTATATCATATAAATCCTGTATTCTCCCTGCCTTATCAAACATGATAACATCACTAATAAGCTGGTTGTGTTCAGCATTCTTAAACTCAAAGTTATCATTATTGTCAGCAGCTTCATCCATTTGTTTTTGATAGGCATTATGTCTGATAGCTGATTGATAGTAGTTAAGGAACTCAGGTGATTGTACCCTATTATTAAGTTGAGCTACAATAGCATCATCCTTCTCACTTCTTTCTCTTATCTCTTGAATATCTTCCTTAATACCTCCTTGCAGATACACTGGAGATTGGAAACCACCTTCACTATTTCTTGTACTTCTAAAGCCCGGAATACCTACTAAACCAGTTAAACCACCAATGAAACCCTCTTCCCATCCTTCAACAGTACCATAGGTTTGTTGAATAGCTTTTGCAGTAGCTTGTAACCAGTCAATAGTTTCACTCTCTGCATCTGGGTCTATCTTGGCTCCATAGAAGTCATTAAGTTCAGAGGCATATTTATATCCTGCAACTTTGCCTGCAACAGCCTGTCCCATTTCTTCATAGGGACCTTCTGCAATAGCTTTAGATGAAAGTTTTAAAGCATTTCTAAGTACAGAAGGTTTAGCCGCGCTATAACTTATAGTACCATCCTCCGCAACTGTCCTTAGTATCTGACTACCTCTTTTAGCTGTATTATATCCACCTGCATAGAACTTACCAAACTGCCAAGCATCTGATACAGTAAGTAATGGGATATTCAGAGCAAAGTCTATATTACCCATCTTAGCCCTATCTTCTGATAGTTTCTGTAGCCCACCATTGTAATCAAACTTAGCATCTACTCTTGCCTGTAACATAGCTTGTCCTTCTGGAGTGAGAACTTGCTCAAAAGACTTTCCATCAGAAGAAATCTGATACTGTGCAAATTGAGGGAACTCTCTAAGCATAGATTCTCTCTCTTGGGCTGCTACTTTAGCTTGTGCATCATCAAGTTGTTGCTTATGAAGCTCAAACCAGTCTTTACTATTCTGTATAGCCTCAATTCTTGCTTCACCTAATGCACCTGAGAAAGCACCTGTTAGTTTAAGAGTAGGCTCAGCCATCTTAAGTTTCTTAGCATCCCTTGCTAATTCATCAGTAAGTCTTACACCATCAAGAAATAAATCTCCTTCCCTGTAAGCCTGTAGAGCTGCATTAGGGTTAAGAGCTTCACCTGAGGCTGTAACTGCACCTTTAAATGCTTGTCTTGCTTTATTAAGACCAAGTAACCTTGAGGTTGCTCCTGCACTAATCTTACCAGAGTAGGCAGCACCAACAGCAAAACCTAAGTTCTTAAGGAACTTATCCCCAATGAAGTTAGCTGAGAATATATTCTCATACCAAGGGTCATTCTTCTCTGCATCAGTATAATAATTAGGTAGAGCTGACTCTGACCACTCATTAACTCTCTGCATTGCATTTGAGAAAGGATTATCCCAAAAGCCTGAGAATGTCCCTGTAGCTGCTGCATTACCTAAACCTACTATAGTACCAATGATACCATCAGCAAAGGTAGTACCTGCAAGAACAGCACCCTTAGCTAAACCAGCACCTATTTGGGCATACCAAGGTTGCATCTCACCCCTTGTATTGGCTAAGTTATCAAGTTGGGTCATAGAAGTGATGTTATCATCAAACATACTATCATTTACTCCAACAAAACCTACCTCTTGAGGTACAGCTCTTTGTAGGGCACTATTAGAGACTTGTTTGAAGTCCTCCACACTATTAATTTGTGGAGTACTTCTTATAAGTCCTTCTTGCTTTAGTGCATCTATACTTTTAATTCCCCTTAACCCACCTACTCCTTGTGTAGATGGGTCTTGGATTTGTTGATTATTTGCCATATTCTTCTACTCTAATTTAGAATCTGTATTACTTTGTCTCTTGGCAAGTGTATTGAACTTACCGTAGATATAATTCATCATATTATTGATTTCTATCTGAGCCTCTTTATCATGACCATATTCAAGATAAGTATTAATGTTGTGCATTAAATTAGCAACATTCCTATCTGCATCATCAATTAACTCAGGGTCAATAACTGCTGATTTAGTCTTACCATCCTTAGTAGCATTGATTATAAGTCCAACCTCTGGGTCATAACTTATATCATTGTCACCAGTGAAGTAATCTGAGATATTCTTTAACTTAATGGGGTCTCCCTTCCTATTATCATCAAGTTCATAAAGACCAGTTGATTCTGTAGCTGCTCCTAAAGTTCTTGCATTCTCCTTGATAACCTGTGATATTAAATCACTCTGAGTTATATTAGGTTTATAGACAAAACTTCTTACAGCACTACTCCTGATGTCAGCTTGTAACTTCTGTTCAAGTTGGTCCATACTACCATTCTGGAAATCATACTTCTTTATGATATTTTGTAATCTCTCTGCATTAGGTCTAACCTTATAAGGAACACCACCTCCTACTATAATACCATATTGAGTTGCATGACCTTGAGTATATCTCTCTTCCTCTTTATTAACCAACTCTGGATTAGCTCTTAATTGCTGTATGAACTTAAGTTCATCATTAAGTTCAGTAGTCTTTTTGTCCCCATCTACTTTAGTCTTAGGCACTGACCTATAAACAGCAGAAGGAGTTCCAGTTTCCTTACCTTTCTTAGCAGCAGCTAATCTTTCTTGCATTGCATAGTCATAAGCCTTATTAGAAAGAGTCTGATATTGAGTTTCACCAACTGCATTCCACAAGCCTTGTCTTGCATAATCATAAGCCCTGTTAAGGATATTCTCATCATTCCAATTCTTGATACCAGAACTTCCTACTGCATCTTCTACAATACCTTGAAGTATAGGAGAAGCCTCAGGATTATTCTGTACAGCCTGCATAATTTCCTCAGGTCTGAATCCCTTCTGCATGATAGTTTCATAGTATTGATTACCTAAGATTGTTCTCCACTTTCTTGGGTTCTCTCTTACTTCCTTAGCTAAATTCTGTGCAGCAGTACCCACTTGTTTGGATAATAGTGCTCCAGAATAGGATTGTGGTGATAGAGCTGGGTTAGATATTAGTTCATCTAAGGAAAGTGTAGAAGCAGGTCTATCAAATAATAGTGTACTATCCTGAGCCTGTAATTTCCTTTGTTCATCTACTAACTCTTGTCTTCTCTTATAAGCCTGTTCTATAGGTATAATCTCAGAAGAGTATCTTCTCTTCATATCAATCAATCCCTGTCTACTTGCAGGAGTAAGTCCTTGTTTAGCTAATGACTCAGCTTGTTTAGCCAAGTCATTAGAATATTGTTTATACATTGCATAAGCCTGTGGGTCTGTCTGTTCATTAGCCATTTTATCAAAGACATCTGCTTTAGTTCCTAATTCACCCATACCCTCTTGAATAGTATTATATTCTTGAGTGTATGCTTGAAGTGGTTGAAGCATTTCCTGATAAGAGAATGGTCTGAACTTAGCACCACTTACAAAACTGAAATTAGCCATAAGTCAATCCTTTCTTCTTTTTAGTTCTTACTTTACCACCTTTAGCTTTCTTAGTTCCTCCAGTGTATTCTCCTTTGGTATTCATCTTAAGAACACCTGATTTAGCCAATGTATCAAGCCAGTTAGCTTGCTCATTTTCCCATCCCATATCACCTAAACCTTGTAAGAAGTTAGTTATATTAGCACTCCTTCTTGCACTATCTTGGTCTTTAATAGCTTGTCTCATTTGAGCAGCAGTAGTAGCCTGTCCTAATCTTGCTCTCTTAGCTGCATTTCTTGATTCTGCATTAAACATTGAAGCCTTGAGTCCAGTCTCAGTATTAAACATATTAGTACCTCTATTGAATGCCTCAACCCTTTCTCTCAACTGTTGATTATATTCTTCTGCTTGTCTTGCTAAATTACCCATGTTCTGACCATAGTTATAGTCAGCAGCAAGTATTCCAGCTTGAGCATTAAGCCTATTACCACCTGAGGTATTCATCAGCCCTCTTCTTGTAGCAGCAGCATGTTGATTCATCTTGTTGATATAGAAGTCCCTGTCTAAAGGTCTATAAGATAGATAGTTTCCAATAGGAGCATATCCTGCTGCCTCAGCACCTAAATCTACTCCACTTATCATATCAGCACCACTATAATCTGGTCTACTAAATAAGTCTGATAAACTTGCTAAACCAGAACCTATAATTGGTGCATATCTTGTCCATGTCTGCCTCTTATCATTATTACCTTCTGGAGCTTCTATATCTCCACCCTCATATTGTGCCATAAGAGCTTCAAGTTCCTCAGCACTCATTGGGTCTTGTAAAGCCAGTCCATAAGTAGGGTCTGTATCACCACCATAAGCAAACATACTTGGGTATTCATTTCCCTCTCTATGAGCCTCTTTTCTTTGTCTTGCTTCCTCTTGTGCAGTAGCTATTCTTTCCATAGCAGCTTGTAATCCTCTATTACTTAGAGGGTCATTAGGTCTTTCTTCACTCTCTCTTTGTGCAGATTTAGCAGCTTTAGCAAAAGTCTTACCTCTTAACTTGTACTCCTTTCTTATATCATCAGGTATCTCCATTCTATCTGAGAATACATAATCATCATAAACTACTTCACCTTGCTCAACTAAGTTAGGAGCACCTTCTGGGTCAACTCCTATCTGTATTCCTTGATAAGGATTTTCTTCATGAGAACCTCCTTCATCAATAAAGGTAACTCCATTAGTAAAGTCTCCACCTTGTGTATTCAACCATCCACCAAAAGCATTCCACTTTCTTGCATTAGCTGCAAATGTAGCTCTCTTTCTTGTAGTAGGGTTACTACTTCTCTTTCCCTTAGCTATACATTCAGAAGTTACCTTACCACCACAATACTCAGTGAATTTACCTCTGTTTTTCTTCTTGATGTGAATACCACCACCATCCTTAGCTATATTAGCTGCTTGAACAGTTTGTTCAGGTTCTTGTTGGAACATTCCTTGTATTCCCTGTGTAAAAGATTGATTGAAGTTATTACCTACTACATCATCAAATAGACTTCCACCAAAAGCCTTGAGTGAAGGATATTTAGCAAGAACCTTTCTTCTTACACTCTCCTTACCATGCAATCCAGCTAATCTGAGTGCATCTCTTGCATCAGCTTTAGTTGGTATTGGGTAACTTCTGTGAGGTCCTGCAAAGTCTCCAGAAGGAACAGATGGATAAGGCTTTTTCTTAGAACCATAGTTTTTCTCTCTGGATAAGCCACCACCTTCTGCAAAAGCATTATATGTATTCATCTCTGGTAATGCTTGAAATGAGTTAGGAAGAGAAGTCAATCTTTGTTTAGAAAGCATATTCATCTCTTGATTATTTAGGTATCTATTATCAAACTCATAGCCTATTGCACCACTACCAAAGTTAAGTGGACCACCATAAGCAGAGAAGTTTGCTAACATATTAAAGTCATTCTGTGTATCTATGTTCTCAGCTCTTGTCTCAAAAGAACTTAATGCTCTTTCATTAGCTTCTTTAGCTTGTCTATTAAGCTTTCTGGCTTTCTTCTTAGCTTTTCTATTACCACCAATCCAACCACCAATAGCAGAACCAAGACCTACTACACCACCTACAATGGCTCCAATAGGACCACCTACAGATGC